GTTCCACACAACAACGATTTACAAACAGTGTCTGTTGCAAAAATTAATTTTTTAAATCCTGGTGATAAAAAGTTTTATGATAATTCATATTTAGACGAGTTTACAGGAAAAGGAACTCTCAAAGGTCAAGGTGTTAATCAAGCAAATCAATATGCAGTTAAAGACCCAAAAAATTCTGACCAATTTTATTTGAATCAAACTTTTACGAGTAACGGTCAAAATCAGGTCGTTGACTCTGGTTTATTAGGAATTAAGTCAATAAACGTGAGTACTGAGTTATCGTTAAAAACTCAAGTAACAATTTCTTTAATTGATGTTAGAGGTAGAGCTTTATTTGAGTTGGCAGACAATTCACCATACGGAGTATTTTTCCAATACCCATATCCACCTTTTACATTAACGATTAAAGGATACTATGGTAAAGCAGTTCAATATAAATTACAGTTAACAGATTTCAAGAGTTCTTTTGATGCAGATTCGGGAAATTTTGAAATTGAATTAAAATTTGATCCTTATATTTTTTCAGTTTTGAATGAAATTAAACTTTCAGATTGTTTAGCGTTACCTCATATGTATGAGGCTAATACTGTTGTAACCTCAACACCAGGACAAGTAACAGATGTAAACGAAGGACAAACCGCAAAATTAACAAAGGGATATCAAAAAATTAGAGAAGTTTTCAAAGAATATAAGAACAAAAAACTTGTAGATGAAAATTTACCTGAATATACCGTTTATCAATTTAAAGAAAAGTTGAAAACATTTATAACGGATATTTTGAATAGTTATCAAAATCAAGAATCTCTTAGTGCTTTAACTAACTGTGAAGTTTTTTTAAATGACATTACATCTTACAAAGATAAGATTTATCGAAATGACGATTCATGGTTAAAAACAAACTTATATGAGCCAAACTCTCTATTTCTCAGTTCTTACACTTCAGATAATAGTATTAAATATATAAAAAATATACCTTTTAAAAAAGAGATACAAACTGATATCAAGAAAAGAGAAACCGCGATTAATAATCTTAAAGGTATTATTGATGAGTATAATAAAAAATTAGGTAATAACCCAACATTTGGAGCGTCAGGTTCGAGTAAAAGTTATACAATAGCAAACGTTAAGACAGATTCTGTAATACCTGTAGATATAAAATTCGAAGATTTTTATTTTGATAAAATTGATAGTAAGTTGGTTGCTGCTGACCCAATAGATTATCAAAAATCGTATCAATTGAGATATAATGCAACCCCTTCAGGGGATACAGACCCTATCTTAGTAGAATTCAAAAATAATGTAAAAACAACTGAATTACCAACAAACGATTATTTTATATTTGAAGGTATTAGTCAAGGTAATAAATCATTTTTAGAAAAGATAAGTGATTTAGAAACAGCACTTAAAACAAAAAAAACAGAAATTGAAAGTGCGCTTACTGAATCATTAAAGGAAACCTTAGAATTAAATTTAGGATTTAAACCTACTATAAATAATATGGTTGGTATAATATTGGCAAATGCTGAAGCTTTTCTGAGACTTATGGATGATGTACATAAAAGTGCGTGGAACAAAAGAGATGACCCAACAAGAAGAAGAGTGATATTGGAAAGTGTGTCAAATAGTGCATCTGTTGATAGACCTAAAATATCAAGGGCAACTTCTCCTGTTTATCCATGGCCTCAATTTATTGTTGAGGATACATCAAACCCTACTAAAACAAGTTATCAGGTAAAATATCCAGGCGATTACCCAACAGAAACAGGTTCTAATGATTATACAATTTGGCCGGAAGTTGAGTTTGTGGAAGAATATTTGAATGGGTTTATATTAAGAAATACGCCAGCAAATTTTGTTATAACTCAAAATCAAACACAAAATTTACCATTCACGTCTCTAAATACGGTAGAATATCCACTTACTTATACGATATACTCAAGCTTAGAAGATGTTAAATTTATATATGAAATATACGAAAGAGTTATTACTTACGCATTTTATTCTAAATTAAACAGATTTGGAAGTAGGGATAACAGTGTATACAAAGTGTTAATTGATATGGAAGCACAAAATATCAAAAATGCACTCAAAACAGATAATCCATTTTTAATACAGATACTTAAAAATTACAATTTTAACGCTAAAAATTTTGAATTAATTTTAAGACACATATCTAATGATGGTGCTGGTGAAAGTTGGCAAAACTTTAGTAGAGGTATATACAATACACCATATTTACAAAGTGTGACTGAAACTCCGTATTATATTTCTTCATTTGATCCTATAAAACAAGATTTAATTGGAACAAGTGAAAATGTAATAAATTTTTTAGAGTCAACAAAGAATAATGGTTTTGACCAAACAGACATTTATCCATATGTGAATGAAGATTGGGTTAATGAAAGTTTAGCAGATTCCGCAACAATAAGTGGAGATACTAATTTAGCTTTCAATACAACAAAAACCATTTTTTATAACACCAAAATTGTACAAACCGCAAATTTTACAGATGCGAGTGATTCTTTTTTTGTAAGACCTTTTACATATTTTTATCAAACAAACGTAAATGACCCATCAATTGAGATAACAAATAAGGAAACTCTAAAAGCTTACTATGAGGATAAATCAAAAAACTTTGATAAACAACATATAACAGAAGGTAATATCAATTATATAGAATATGACAATCAATTGATTGGAGAACAAACAACATCCATGTTAAATACTCCATATTTTGTTAATTCAATAATAAAAGGGGTACAAAATTTTAGAGAATTCAATCAGTACCCATTTAGAGAAGCAGCTTACCTTTTCTTAAACTCTTTACCATTAACAACTTTAAGAGAAAAATATAAAACGTATAGTAATACTGTAAGTACTGATTTAGATTATATGTTTGCAACATTTAAAAAATTTGGTTCAGTACATAAACTACCATATGCTTGGGTTCTCAAATACGGTTCAATTTGGAATAGATATAAAAGTTGGGTAGAGACAGGATTTGATTACATGACGATTCCTTGGGATAATTTTAATTACGCTGAAAATTACGACCCAATCACACAAGATATCTCAAAAGTATATACGTTAAGTGGTTTTACAAATATAACAACAGACCCTGTTGATATTTCATTACAAAGAGATATCGTTTCTGGGTTTCTTACAGGTACACAAATGAATTTGGGGTTTTATCCTAAACTTGTTGATGACTTTAATTTGTTCTTTAACGGACTGACAATTTTTGATACATATACGGATAGTGAAATTCAAGAACAAATTGATAATGGAAAACTATATATTAATCTTTCAGAAAGTTCACTTTTGAATTATGATTTTGGTTTTGACCCATCCGACCAAAACAGAGCTATGAATATTTCTACACTATCAACTTTAGTAAAAGATGATAAAAGTGAAGATTATTTTATAACACCGTCTTTTGGTAGTAGTTTTAATCAAACAAAATATGAGTGTTTTAAAGGTCCTGATGGACAACAAAAATTAAAAACTGAAGTAAAAGATAACCCTGCGGTATTCAATGGTTCGGTAAGAGCTTTTTGGTCACTCCCAAATTATGGATATTTTGATAACAATAGATTGGCAATTAATTCACCAAATGAGTACTTGAAAACAGTTTTAAAAACATCAAAAAATCAAGAAAATTTCTCAATAAACGGGGATACAAATGGTAACGTAAATTTTGGGCCTTTTGTCCTATCGACAAGAGATATATATACGAGTATTGAAGAAGTGTTTTCTGTGTTTGAAAGACAAGTATTAGATTTATTTGAGGAACACTTCTTAAACTTCTCAAAATCTAAATATGACTATACAAATATTTTAAAAACACCTGAAACAAATCCAGCGTCTGAAGACGATATTCTAATTAAATACAGAAATTTCCAATTGTTAGCAACTGAATTGTTCAGAATACCTGGTGAAGATTTTATTAACGAAAGTGTTAGTGATGAAGCGTTATCGAAAATTAAATTAACCCAATTAGATAATGTTTATAGTTTATTAAACAAGTTTATGAATTATGATATAATGTTTAATAATGGAAATCCGTCTTTTTATAATAAAAAGACATTTTACAGTCTTTCATCATCCCCTTTGGTTGATAAATTAAATCCTGTATCCTATAACTTAAGTACCCCATACGCATTACCATATTTGGGTGGTACAACAACTTTAGCACAATCACAAAATTTTTATTCAGACGAGTGGAGGGCTTTGGAAACATATGTTGGTTATTCGTCAATACCAAATTTAGTTTATACTGATAATGGTTCTTTCATAACTGATTTTTTTATTGATTTGGATATTGCTTTTACTGTGGACAATATTAAAGACTTTGCCCCATTAGTTAAAATTTATGCTACTCAAAAACTTGAAGACAACACATTAGACGAATTTAAATTTAGACAAATTCTCACAAACATAATAGAAACTAACAACCTATTCAAAGATGACATTATTAATACTTTGATGGAAGAAGTCCTTAAAAATTTACCAAATACTGTCATCACACCACAACCAAAAAAGGCAAATTATACAGGGGATATTGGTAGAATTGAAATTTGGGAAAAATTAAAGGCAATGAATGATAAATGGATATCAGGTAATGATTATAAAGAATTTACATTATTTGAAGATTTTCTTTTCTTAGATAGAGCATCAAGAAATATAAGTAGTGAAGTTTATTGTGATGTCATCTTATGGAAAGATAAATTAGAAAATTCCGTACTTAACACTCCAGATAGACAACTTGGTTTGATATTAAGAGAGTTAATTCAAAGTAGTGGGTTTAATATTGAAGAACACGCAGGATATGTCAATTATTATGACGTTAATGATGTTACAGTTAGACCTAACCCATCAAATCAAGGTTCAACATCGGTAGCGAATGATTTATTTGGAACTTTTTTAAATGTGGATTATAGAAAGTCAAAAACAAAAATGGTGTGTACTTTCGCAAACGAAGCAAGTAAAAATTTGGATATCCCAAATAGTGATTTTAGAAATGACGTTTTCCAATTGAACAGACAATCTGAAAATCCTTTAGTTGAAGACCAAAGTAAAAAACAAGATTGGGGTAAATCTAATAAATTAGTTGCTTTTAATTTGGATATAGGTAGACAAAATCAAGGAATTTTTACTTCCTTTTCTGTTAATATGAATTCAGGTCAAAAAACTGCAGAAGAAATAAGATTAGCAAACTATACTGCAAATCAAGGTGGAGGTATTAATGCAACACCTCAAAGTCAATCAATGTACAACTTTTACAAATACAGAGTTTACACTTGTGATGTAACAATGATAGGTAATGCATTGATGCAACCAAAAATGTATTTCAATTTAAGAAATGTACCATTGTTTTCAGGTCCTTATCAAATAACAAAGGTTTCTCATAGAATTAACGCTGGTACATTCTCTACTAGCTTTTCAGGAACAAGACAACCTGTATATGAAATATCAACACAAGATTCTTATTTACAAACAATTTATAAGAATTTTGTAACACCATTATTAACCAAAGCAAAAACAGAAACGGAAGCTAATATATCAACTAATATTATTGGAGAACAATCAACAAAAATGAATGAAGTAAACGGACCGAATACGCCTGGACCGGATTCTTGTTCCCAAGATTTAGCATCACCATTCCGAGCACTATCATATAGTGCATCAACAGCGACATCTGGATTAAGTGATACCCAAATTGCCACTGATATCAAAACAACTGTTAATTTGTTACCAACATCATCAACACTTACTCAGAATCAAAAAGTAACATTGAGATATTTGACATTCCTTGTAGGATATATTTCAAATTACGACGGAACAACGTTCAAAATAAACGCATCAAATTTTGGTAACCTCCAATTGAACGTATCTTATTCAGCTGATTCTGATAAATTTATAATGGATAAAACAAAACATCATTTCTGTCAAAACATGGGTGGTAAACAGAACGTTCCTGTTGGATATTTTACTGATGTAAAAGACCCTATGTATGTAATTGCTAATAGATTTATCGCTTTAGTAAGAAGTGGAGGTGACAATATATTATCTAATTTAACAACAAATGATTTATTAAATCCATCAACCGTATTAATTGATTATTTAGCAAAAACATATATAACCCAATGGCCAAACTTAGTTAATGATAATGTATATAGTCAATTACAACCTTTAGATAAAACAAATTTAATTAAAGAAGTGGAAAATTGTTTATCATTAGCCAAAACAATTAACTTGAGTAGTTAATAAGTTGAACATTTATAGAATTCATTATATTTATTAATAAAAGAATTATGAGTAATACAAAATTAATATTGGATAATTTTCTTGGTAAAAATACAAGAATGTCTGAAAAAGATACAGGTAACGGATTCAAAGAAGTTTGTGACTTAGATACTGGTGATTGTTATACAATAAGAATGAAAGATGGTTTGATAGAAAGAGTAGATAACACTATGAACAAATTCAAAAAAATTCAGGTAGAAACAAAATCAGGAATAAAAACATTATTAAATGGTTAATATATGAATATTGATAGAAAAATATTAGAGGAGATTAATAGATACAGGAGTATTAATAATTATATAAATGAACAAGAAGACCCATTAGCGGGTGGAGCACCACCGGCAGATCCGTTAGCGGGTGGAGACCCGTTAGCAGGAGGAGATCCAATGGCGGGAGGTGACCCAATGGCTGCAGGAGCACCACCAGCAGGAGCACCACCAGCAGGAGCACCAGAAGGAGGAGCACCACCAGCAGGAGGAACAGAAGCTGCCCCTGTTGATGTAAGTACCGACCCTGATGTCGAAGAAGTAGGTAAAGAAGAAGAGGATGAAGAATTAGACATCACAGATTTAGTTACGGCTCAAAAAAACATAGAAACTAAACAAGAGGAATATTTTCAAAATCTATTTAAACAATTAGAAACTTTAGATGCAAAACTAAAAGAAATGGATGGAATTGCATCTAAACTTACCTCGATAGAAGATAAAGTAGAAAGGTATAAACCAAAAACACCTCAAGAAAAATTAGAGTTACGAAGTTTAGATTCAGGTCCTTTCAAACAAAAACTATCCGATTTTTTTGTTGATAAACAAGAAGAGATGGAAAAATCGGGAAAAAATGAATATGTGTTAACTTCCGACGAAGTTAAAGATTTTTCCTCTGGACAAATTGAGGATTCATTTAATGAATATTTAGACGAAGAATACTAATTTGAAAGGGACAAGGATGTCCCTTTCAAAAATTTTAACAACTATATTGACTGCGACACTTTTATAATTTATATTTTAACTTGTAAACTTTTAATAACACAAATATATGGCGACAAATGTCTTAGATGCGGTTTTGGCTCAGTACGAAAGTTCAAAACAAAGTGGTTCTTCTTCCACTTCAAAAATGTCACAAGAAGAAAGAATGAAAAAATATTTCGCGGCTATCCTTAAAGAAAGCGAAAAACAAGGACAAAAAAGAATCCGAATCCTCCCTACCACAGACGGTTCATCACCATTCAAAGAAGTATGGTTTCATGAAATTTTAGTTGATGGAAAATGGCAAAAGTTCTACGATCCAGGAAAGAATGATAACGAACGTTCTCCACTTAATGAAGTACATGATGAGCTTATGTCAACAGGTAGAGATTCTGATAAAGAACTTGCAAAACAATACAAACCACGTAAGTTTTATATTGTTAAAGTAATCGATCGTGATAACGAACAAGACGGACCTAAGTTTTGGAGATTTAAACACAATTACAAACAAGAAGGGATTTTTGATAAAATCATACCAATCTATAAAGCAAAAGGAGACGTTGCCGACGCTGATAAAGGAAGAGATTTAATCCTTGAACTTACAAAGGCAAAAACACCAAAAGGGGCTTTTTACACTGTGATTCAAACAGTTATGTATGATGACCCAACACCAATCCACGAAGATGAAGAAGTAATGTCTGAATGGTTATCTGACGAGTTGACTTGGGAGGATGTATATTCTAAAAAGCCAACTGAATACCTTGAGGCGATTGCGCGAGGAGAAACACCAAGATGGGATTCAGATAAAGGAGGTTATGTATACTCAAATTCTGAAGAAGGTGAAATTTCTATGGGAGGTTCTAAAAGTGAATCAAAGAAAGTAGAAGACCCTCAAGCTAATGATGACATCGACGAAGAGTTACCATTTTAATATTCACAAACACAAAAACACCGATTTACAATGTCGGTGTTTTTTTCTATTTTTTAATAAAAAATATGGCAATTAAAAAAAATGATTTTAGTTCACTGAAGAAAAAATTCTCAACTTCAGCAAAATACAAACCACAAAGATTCTTTGATTTAGGACAATCTTTTTTAGATGCGGTTGGACTTCCAGGTCCTGCTATTGGACACATTAATATGTTCTTAGGTCACTCTGATACAGGTAAAACTACCGCACTTGTAAAAACTGCGGTTGATGCTCAAAAGAAAGGAATACTACCTGTATTCATTATTACAGAACAAAAGTGGAGTTTTGAACACGCGAAGTTAATGGGGTTTCAGTGTGAGGAAGTAGTAGACGAAGAAACAGGAGAACTTGATTGGGACGGGTTTTACATTTTTAACAACAACTTTGATTATATCGAACAGATTACAGATTTTATCAATGATATGTTAGACGCACAAGAAAAGGGTGAGTTGGAATATGATTTATGTTTTCTATGGGACTCAGTAGGTTCTGTTCCTTGTAAAATGACATATGAAGGTAAAGGTGGTAAACAACACAATGCTTCAGTTCTTGCCGATAAAATCGGTATGGGAATCAACCAAAGAATTTCAGGGTCAAGAAAGTCAGAATCAAAGTTCGAAAACACATTAATCATTGTTAATCAGCCTTGGGTTGAATTACCTGACAATCCTTTTGGACAACCAAAAATTAAAGCAAAAGGTGGTGAAGCGGTTTGGTTAAATTCGTCTTTAGTGTTCTTGTTTGGTAATCAAAAAGGTGCGGGAACAACAAAGATTACTGCAACCAAAGACAAGAGAACTGTTAAGTTCGCTTCAAGAACAAAAGTATCTGTCATGAAAAACCACATCAATGGACTTGGATTTGAAGATGGTAAAATTATAGTAACACCACACGGATTTTTACCTGGCAAAGATACGACAGAAGAAAAGGCATCGATTGAAAATTACAAAAAAGAATATGCCGATTATTGGAAAACGATTATCGGAGTTGAAGGTGATTTTGATTTGAAAACAGAAAAAGAAGAAGTAGAGTAAGAACCTTTTAAATTAGTCAAATGACTAAAACATTATTAGTTGACGGAAACAACTTATTAAAAATCGGATTTCATGGAGTTAGGGATTTTTTCCACAAAGGAGAACACGTCGGTGGTACTTGGCACTTTCTTAACACGTTAAGAAGATTTTTAGAGGAAACAAATTTCAATAAGGTAGTTGTATTTTGGGATAGTGAAACTAGTTCTTCGCAGAGAAGATTACTCTATCCCAAATACAAACTTAATAGAAAGTCATCTGAAAACGAATTTAAAGAAGAGTCTTTTTCAAATCAAAAAGTCAGAGTTAAACAATATCTTGAAGAGATGTTTGTTAGACAAGTCGAATTTCCAAATTCAGAAGCCGACGATTTAATTGCGTATTATTGTCAGATATCTGAAGATGAGGAAAAAACAATATTTTCGTCTGATAGAGATTTAACACAGCTCATTTCAGAGAAAGTAAAAATATATTCACCACAACAAAAAAAATATTATGTTAATGGGGACAACATCAAATTATACGATGCTGAAATTCCACATTATAATATTAAAACATACAAAATTCTTACAGGTGATAGTTCAGATAACATCGATGGGATTTATTATTTAGGAGAAAAAACATTTATTAAATTATTTCCTGAAATCCTTGAAAAAGAAGTTTCATTTAACGATATTTTATCAAAAGGTGAACAATTACTCAAAGAACAAAAAGATAATGTCGCTTTGAAAAATCTACTCAGTGGAAAAACCAAAGAGGGGATATTTGGGGAAGAGTTTTTTATCATCAATAAGAAGTTAGTTGATTTATCAGAACCATTAATTTCTGAGGAAGGAAAAGAGTTAGTTAGGATGTATCACTCAGAGTCAATGGATCCAGACGGAAGAGGACACCGAAACTTAATTAGAATGATGATGGAAGACGGATTCTTTAAATTTTTACCAAAAGGTGATGAAGCGTGGGTAAATTTTTTGAAACCATTTTTAAAACTTTCTAGAAAAGAAAAAACAAAATTTAGAAACAAAAAGTAAAAAACAAAATTTATGAGAGATCAAGAAGTAACAAAAGTAGAGTTTTTGTTGAAATGTAACGACAACATTGTAGTACAAAGATTCTTCAATGTTAAGGGGTTTAATAGAAGTGCATCTAAATCAGAAGAATTGTACAACTACATTAGAAGTTTTTGTAACAAACTACAGTATGATTTAAAAATGAGAACAGTTGTTTACATGATGGACAATCAGTATGAAATTACAGAAAACCCTGAAGTTCTAAACACATCTATCACAGAGGGTGAAGAAAACTTTAATTTGTTTATAAAGGTTGGAGATATGACAATTTGTCAGAGAACCTTTAACGCTAAATTGTACCCCCCAAAGGTTAGATATACTGTGGACCTTAGACCAAACTTGAAAAGTATACTCAGTGACCTGACTGACATTTTTTCAGGCAAAAATTTTAATTATTTTTATCCCGAATTAATCTAATTTCAGTAGTATTTATCATTACTAACAGTAGAACAATTTATGGCGACAAACAAAAACTTCGAGTACTTAGGAAACAATTTTCAACTTCAATTACTTAACCAAATCATCTTAGACAAAAACTTTTCACACACTATTGTGGACGTTATTGAGAATGATTATTTTGAAAATAAATACTTTAAAATTATCATTCAAATGATTAAAGAGTATCATAAAAAGTATGAACACACACCATCCTTTGATACTCTTGAGCAAATCACAAAATCAGAGTTACAACAAGAAACAGCATCAAAGATTGTTCTTGATACAATTAAAAAAATTAAGGACGCACCTATCGATGGTGTAGATTTCGTACAAGAAAAGGCTCTGAAATTCTGTAAACAACAGGAACTACAGAAGGTTATGAAAAAAGCACAAAAAATCATTGACGGGGGTGAGTTTGAAAACTACGACACCCTTGAAGAAATGGTTAGAGACGCACTGCTAGTAGGTTCAAAAGACACAACAATGATGGATGTCTTTTCAAACTTAGACCAAGTTCTTGAGGAGGATTACAGACACCCAATTCCTATGGGTATACCAGGAATTGATAGACTACTTAAAGGTGGTTTAGCAAAAGGTGAAATAGGTGTAATACTTGCACCAACAGGAGTTGGTAAATCAACAGTGTTAACAAAGATTTCAAACCACGCATTTAACTTAGGTTTTAACGTTTTACAAGTGTTTTTTGAAGACAATCCAAAAGTAATTCAAAGAAAACATTTTACACTTTGGACTAAGATTCATCCTGATGAATTGTCAAACAAAAAAGAAGAGGTTATGACAAAGGTTAGGGATATTAAAAGTTCTATGCCAAATGAACTAATATTAAAAAAATTACCGTCAGATCAAAAAACAATGTTACAAATTAAGAATGAAATTCGTAAGATGATTGCTGATGGTACAAAAATTGACATGATTGTTTTGGATTATATAGATTGTGTTGTTCCTGACAAAAACTTAGGTGATGAATGGAAAAGTGAAGGTTCTGTCATGAGAGCGTTTGAGGCGATGTGTCACGAACTTAACATAGTTGGTTGGACAGCAACACAAGGAAATAGAAACTCAATTTCATCTGAAGTAGTAACCACAGACCAAATGGGTGGTTCTATTAAAAAGGCACAAGTTGGACACGTTATTATAACAGTGGCCAAGACATTACAACAAAAAGAGATGAAGTTGGCTACAATTGCAATTACAAAATCAAGGATAGGTGATGATGGTGTTGTATTCGAAAATTGTAAATTCGACAATGCTATGATTGAAATTGATACCGAAAGTACAACAACGTTTTTAGGTTTGGAAGAACAAAAAGAAGAAAGACAACGACAAAGAGTTAGGGAGTTGTTAGAAAAGAAAAAACAACGGGAAAATAATCAAGGATAAAAATAAAAATTATTAAATTTGTTAAAAATGGATATTTCGCAAAAAATATTGAGTGATATTACAGTGTATATGAAATACGCTAAATTTATTCCCGAATTAAATAGAAGGGAAACATGGGAAGAATTGGTGACACGAAACAAAGAGATGCACCAAAAGAAATACCCACAAATCAAAGATCAGATTGAAGAAGTATATCAAATGGTATATGATAAAAAAATTCTTCCATCAATGAGATCATTACAATTTGGTGGTAAACCAATTGAAATCTCGCCAAACAGAGTTTACAATTGTGCTTACTTACCAATCGACCATACAGATGCGTTTGCAGAAACTATGTTCCTATTATTAGGTGGAACAGGAGTTGGATTCTCAGTTCAAAAACACCACGTAGATAAACTACCTGAAATAAAAAAACCAAATCCAAACAGAACAAGAAGATACCTCATCGGAGATTCAATCGAAGGATGGGCAGATGCTATTAAAGTATTAATTGAATCATACTTGGGGACAAAATCATCTACACCTGTGTTTGATTTTTCTGATATTCGTCATAAAGGAGCGTTACTTGTAACATCAGGAGGAAAAGCACCAGGACCTCAACCACTTAAAGATTGTATTCATAACATTACAAAAGTGTTGGACGCAAAACAAGAAGGAGAAAAACTAACCCCGATTGAAACTCACGATATTGTATGTCATATTGCAGATGCGGTATTAGCAGGTGGTATTCGTAGAGCGGCACTTATCTCATTATTCAGTGCTGATGATGATGAAATGATTTCTTGTAAGTCAGGTAATTGGTGGGAGAACAATCCACAAAGAGGTAGAGCAAATAACTCAGCAGTTCTTCTTCGTCACAAAGTAACACAAGAATATTTTATGGAACTTTGGAAACGAATTGAATTGTCAGGAGCAGGAGAGCCAGGAATCTACTTGTCAAATGACAAAGATTGGGGAACAAACCCTTGTTGTGAAATTGGGCTTCGTCCTTATCAATTCTGTAACTTGTGTGAGGTAAACGCTTCGGACATTGAGTCACAAGAAGATTTTGAAAAAAGAGTTAGAGGTGCCGCATTCATCGGAACACTACAAGCGGGATATACTGACTTCCACTACCTACGTGATGTATGGAAAAGAACAACAGAAAAAGACGCACTTATTGGTGTTGGTATGACAGGTATTGGTTCTGGTGTTGTTTTAGGTTATGATATGAAAGCTGCGGCACAGGCGGTAAAAGAAGAAAACGAAAGAGTTGCAAACCTCATCGGAATTAATAAAGCAGCAAGAACAACAACCGTTAAACCTTCAGGGACATCATCATTAGTATTGGGAACTTCTTCAGGAATTCACGCTTGGCATAATGACTATTATTTGAGAAGAATCCGTGTTGGTAAGAATGAAGCGATTTATTCTTATCTTGCAATCAACCATCCAGAGTTGGTAGAAGACGAATACTTCCGTCCTCATGATACAGCTGTAATTACTATCCCTCAAATGGCACCTGAAGGTTCAATTCTACGATACGAATCTGTGTTCCAAATGTTGGAAAGAGTTAAGAAAGTATCACAAGAGTGGGTAAGAAGTGGACACAGAGGTGGACAGAACTCACATAATGTATCAGCGACAGTTTCAATCAAAGAAGATGAATGGGAACTTGTAGGTGATTGGATGTGGAAAAACAGAAAATACTACAATGGTTTGTCTGTTCTACCTTATAACGGAGGAACTTACACACAAGCTCCATTTGAAGATTGTACAAAAGAAGATTTTGAAAGATTAGTTAACACTTTGAAAGATGTTGATTTAACAAAAGTTATCGAGTTACAAGACAATACAGATTTAAGAGGTGAAGTAGCTTGTGCTGGCGGAGCTTGTGAAATTGTTTAAGAAATGAAAGTACAATGGGGTAATAATACAACGCTAACATATCAAATACTGTTGGCGTTGTATAATTTAAGAAAAAAAAATTAATATGAATGTAGGGGCATCAAAAGATTGGATACAAGAAATGTATATTAGGGAATTTATAAAACCTAAATTACAGGATACAGACTTTTATTGGAAAGACGGTAAGATGGTTATGACGGAATTTTATCACAAAAAAAGAGGAAGTTGTTGTGGTTCAGGTTGTCTCCATTGTCCATATGAACCCAAACATAAAAAAGGTAATACAACATTAAAGGAATCACTGTGAAAACAGTGATTTCTTGTTTATATAAAAATAATGAGGTTTATATTTATATGATATGGCAAATGGAGTAACATATGGTATTACCTTCCCCTTTAGAGATTCCTTCAATGGGAAGTTTTTAGATTTAACTGACTATTCATCAGAAGAAGTTCGTTCTAATTTAACACACTTATTATTAACAAGAAAGGGGTCTAGATATTATTTACCTGATTTTGGAACAAGAATATATGAATATATTTTTGAACCATTAGATGGACCCACATTCGCTGAGATAGAATCAGAAATTAGAGATTCTGTCGAACAATATATGCCTGGAGTATTGATTACCAACATTAAAATCACAGACGCATCTACAGAATTAGAAAATAAAGGTACGTATATTAGTGGTAATGACCAAAAAGAATTCACAGTTCCTAACATTGGTCAATTAGAACATACGGCAAAAGTTAGAATAGATTATAAAATAACTAGTGAATCTTTCGAAAGTGGAGATTTCATTATTTTGAATATTTAATATTATATGGCAGAAAAAAAGATTTCGTATACAGTAAGGGACTTCCAAGCAGTAAGAGGGGAACTTATAAATTTTGTAAAAACATATTATCCTGAGTTAATACAAAATTTTAACGACGCATCTGTATTTTCAGTTTTGATGGATATGAATGCGGCAGTTGCCGATAATCTTAATTATCAAATTGACAGAAGTTTACAAGAAACTGTTTTACAATTTGCTCAACAAAAAAACTCATTATATAATATAGCAAGAACTTATGGTTTAAAAATTCCTGGACAAAGACCCTCTGTTTCATTAGTGGATTTTTCTATAACTGTACCTGCATTTGGTGATAAAGAAGATATTAGATATTGTGGGATTTTAAGAAGAGGAACACAAGTAAACGGTGCTGGACAATCATTTGAAACGGTATACGATATAGACTTTTCTTCACAATTTAATGGGGAAGGACAACCAAACTCAAGAATTGTAAGACCTAATTTTGATGCTGATGGAGGACTACTTAATTATACGATAACAAAAAGAGAAGTTGTTGTTAACGGTTTAACAAAAGTTTTTAAAAGAATCATTACTCCAAATGACGTTAGACCATTTTTTGAATTATTTTTACCCGAAAGAAATGTTTTAGGTGTGACTAGTGTAATTGTCAAAGATGGAACCGCTTACACAAATGTTCCCACAGACCAAGAATTTTTGTCTACAACCAATAGGTGGTATGAAGTAAGGTCATTAGTAGAAGATAGAGTTTTTGTTGAAGACCCAACTAAACCGTCTGATGCGCCTGGTATAAAGATAGGAAAATATATAACAACAAGTGACAAATTTATAACTGAATATACACCACAAGGTTTTATGAAAATGACTTTTGGTGGTGGAAACAATTCAGCAGAAAATCAATTAAGAGATTTTGCAAGAGATGGGATTGTTTTGAACCTAAATAAATATTCAGATAATTTAGGATTAGGTAGTACGCTAAAATCAAACTCAACTTTGTTTATACAGTATAGAGTTGGTGGAGGAGTTTCAAGTAATGTTGGTGTAGGAGTTATTAGTCAAGTACAAAGGAGTAACTTTTTTGTAAACGGACCATCAGAAATTATAAATACAACTACTGTAAATTCATTAAGTTGTTCGAACCCAATTGCCGCCATTGGAGGAGCACCTGCACCTACGTTAGAAGAAATAAGAAATTTGGTTGCGTTTAATTTCTCTGCTCAAAACAGAGCGGTGACGGTTAACGATTATGATTCTATATTGAGAACTATGCCCTCACAGTTTGGAGCACCCTCTAAAGTCTCAATAGTTGAAGAAAATAATAAAATTAAAATAAAAATACTTTCATACGACTCTAGTGGAAAACTAACATCAGTAACCCCAAATGCAATTAAAACAAATATTGCAAATTACCTTTCCAATTACCGAATGATAAATGATTACATTTCAGTTGAAAGTGCAAATGTGATTGATTTAGGATTTGATATATCGGTTGTTTTAGATTCATCTCAAAGTCAAGGAGCGATAATTGCTAAAATAATAGATATAGTCTCAACATATATGTCACCAGTTAATAGACAATTAGGTGAAAATGTCAATATATCTGAACTAAGAAGACAAATACAATCAGAGAATGGTGTATTATCTATAGACGACATTCAAGTCTTTAATAAAGTAGGAGGACAATATTCATCGGCTCAGACATCACAACCTTATTCTAATCCGTCAACAAAACAAATAGGTTTGATATCAGATACAATATTTGCCGACCCAACACAGGTTTATCAAGTTCGATTCCCAAATGTTGATATTAGAGTTAGTGTTCTTAATTTATCAACAGTAACATTCAGCTGATAATTTCCTTTTCAAGTATTGTGATTATTTTTTGAAAATAGGAAATAAACTATTTATCAAAAAAAGATAATTTAATGCCACATTCATATAGAATCAGAACCAACATAGGAGTTGATAAACAAGTTAATCTTCAATTTGACCAAGACTTCGATTTCATTGAGATTCTTTCACTAAAGTTAACACAAACTGAAATATATCAAAGAAGATGTTCTGATTATGGTGTCATAGCTGGAAGAATTTCAGTTAACGGTGGATTTGGTTTACCAAATGCAAAATTGTCTGTATTCATTCCATTAACAAATGAAGACTCAAATAACCCAATAATATCAGAACTATACCCATATAAAACACCAACAGATAAAAATGAAGATGGGTATAAATATAATTTATTACCTAAGTCTCCACAATACGTAGGACACGTTCCTACAGGGACATTCTTCGATAGAGATGAAGTATTACTTGAAAAATCTATAATAGAAGTTTATGACAAGTATTATAAGTACACTGTATCAACAAACGATAGTGGTGACTTTATGATTTTTGGTGTCCCAACAGGACAGCAAACTTTGGTAATGAATCTCGATTTATCTGATATTGGTTGTTTTTCATTATCACCACAAGATTTGATTGACGCTGGTTTAGCGGTAGAAAGTCAAGTAAACGGATCTCAATTTAAATCCTCAAGTAACTTAAACGAGTTACCTCAAATATTAACTTTATATAAACAAGTAAATGTAGAACCATTATGGGGTGACCCTGATATTTGTTTTATTGGTATTACAAGAACAGACTTTGATTTATCGACAGAAGTTAATTTAACAATAAAACCTACAGGAGTATTCATGGGGTCTATTGCAACCACACAAGATGAGGAAGCGTTAAAGACTAATTGTAGAGTTCCTTTTAAAGCTGGTAACTTTTGTAGTTTGAAAGCAGGGCAAGGAAGAATTTCTGCAATAAGACAAACTATAAATATTGATGATAATGGAAATCCAATATTAGAAGAGTATTTTTTCGAACAAGGTGGTAAAGTTATAGATGGAGATGGTACTTTTTTGGTTAAAGTCCCAATGAATTTAGATTATGTGACAACAGATGAGTTTGGTAACCAAATATTATCAATAGACCCAAATGTCGGTATACCAACAAAAGGAAAATATAGGTTTAAGGTAAGTTGGCAAAATGACGGTGGTATTGAGAATGAAATTCTAAGGGCTAATTTTTTAGTACCTAATATTAAAGAATACGGATGGGCAATAACAACACCTAATGCTGACCCAACGTTAAACCCCCCAACCGATTTTACTGTAAACGTTCCTGGTACATCAACTTCTTCGTCCCCCCCATTAGTTTTACCACTACAAACAGGAGGGTTAATATTACAAAATTTTACAAACAGTCAAGACGTTTCCATTACAATTAATGGTGTACCATATACAGGTAGTTTAACGTCTATCCCAATCACATCACCTGGTGCTAACATTGTTGTAAACTGTACTGCGGTAGACACATCACAAAATCAAATTTTTGAGTTTTCATTTTATGACCAAGCAAGTTACGATGCGTATCGTTCATATGCATTTAGTTTAGATTGGGATGATTACGGTGATTCTGCAATGGTTCAAGAAGCAATTGACTGTGAAGATAGATTCTATGAATTTAATTATAACAAAGTATATACTACAGCAATGTTCTTGGATAGATACAAAAATGGTATTTTGAGGTCAAGACATTTAGGTATTAAAGAAATAGATGACAGGGAATGTATATCAAAAAACAATCCATTTCCTGTAAATGATGCGGTTCAGAAATTTGATTTTATTTATTTCTTGGCGATGTTGTTATTAAACATTTTAACATTCCCAATTCTTATATTGTTATTTGTTGCACACTTTGTTGCATGGGCATGGCCTGTCTTAAAGTGGGTTCTTATTATATTATGTATATATTTTCTCTACATACAAGTAAGAGAAACTATTGATGCGATTAATTCCGCAATTGAAAGTGCCGCAACGGCAATACCAGGAGGTCCTGTAATAAACATAGGTGCGGTTCTAAGGGCGGCGTGGCAAATATTACAAGCTTTATTCAAACTTGCGTTATACATACTATTCTTTGCGTTTGTAATAGTTTACATAGTAAGACTAAAAGGATTTAGGAGGATAGGACTTCCTATGCTTGCATATCCCGAATGTAATTCATGTTCATGTGATTGTGGTGATGTTGAGGTTGACGATGATTTTGATATTGGTTCTGTAACACAACAACTTAATGATGGTTATAATCAACAACAAGCTGATGCTGGAAGTCCAGCACAGACATCAACCGACAATACATTTTTAGCACCAGTTAATCAACCACAATTTTATTCTCTATCTGAACACTCAAATTATGCTCAAATCGATGACAATACCGACATAGATGACAACGCAGGAGGTAAATTTTATTGTGGAGGATCTAGTAGGTATAGATCTCTTTTGAATAGAGTTTTTAATGAAGAAATTACCCCTAATGTTTTAGAAAGGGCTTTATTAGATTTCCAAAGAATGTTTTCGGGTTATGATGTTATAGAACCTTCAGAAAAATATAAACTTCACGCTCCACAACCTTTCTTATTCGCCGCTGAATTAACAAGCGGTGGTGATGAAAGATGGTTTGCTTACCCAACAAGAGAAACTTATCCCCAAAAACTAAATGAATTTAATACGAGAGATAAATATTTTTATGATTCAGTAGGTTCCGCACCTGGCACAGGTGTCAATAAAATAAAAACAGTTTTGAACCCGTCGTTAACCTCAACACCAAGTGACCCAATAGAAGACCAAGTTATAGTATTATTGGCTAAAGCGGGAACAACCTTACAATTGGGGACAGGAGAATTGGTTACCTTCCAAGACCCAAATTCATCAAATTGTTCTGTCAATATAACAGGAGCGACTGAAAACCAATTCAATAATAACGCAATTACAGGGGTTACTGCTTTTGGTAACGTATCTGCACCAATATCAAGAACTGTTGATTATGCCAACCCTTCCTCTAATGGTTCTGTCGGAATTACCGCAAATGTCTACTTATTGAATACTGGAGATACAGACAATTATTTACAATACCCAACAGATATAGAGTACTTCCAAGTCATAACAGGTATGACATATAGTTCATTCTATAACTTAGCTAACATAACCAATGTAGGTTATTATCCATTAACATATTTACTTCATGAAATTCAATTCGTGTATGAGAACCAATGTTTTCCATATACAAATACTGACCCACTTTTTCAAAATTTAGGACCGGCAATTGACAATGTTGAAGCCTCAAACAGAAATTCACTTGAAGTAATTATATTAACTAGAGGTGTTGACCCTTTCACTCCTAAACAAGAAATTGAATATGACTTATCATATATTTTTGGTGAGACATCTTATGGTACAGGTCCAATAGTGACAGGAGAATATTACTTCAACTATCCGATTCAACCTCTCTCAACTAATAATGTTAAACCATTATCTCATGATACTTTGGATAATACTACAACAAATTTATATTTTCCATCATTAACTTTTGATTTGACACCTGGACAATTTACGGCATTTACTTCGACATTACCTTATTATTATTTATCTACTGATGATAATTCAGGGTCATATACACCATCAACATCACCAGTGTTTATTCCTGTATCATCCCAATCATCCGCACCGTATAACCTTCTAACAAACTCCCCTTTCAATCAAGTAATACCTAAATACGTACAAGATTATTTTGTTGGAGGAACATTCATTGGTGCGGGTTCACCAACAAGTTCAGGGGTTGGATGTACAGGTACTCCACAAGACGGTCCTTCAAATCAACCAACATATTATTGTTATTTAGATAGTGTTAGTACAAACGACGAGTATGGGGATCCACCAAGTGGTTACAATGCGTTATATTCAAGAGCGTATTATAGATATCTTGCAAGTACCGTAAACTTTTCTGACGAAACAAAACTTGTTATGAGAAGTGATAGATTACCAACATCAACAAGAACGGAAGATGGTGTAGGTTCTGAAACGGGTTATGGATTACATCAAAACAATAATTTCTATTACTTCAAACCAGGAAGTGCCGGAAGTACACCAACATTATCATCGCCTGGTACACCACCGACAGGTAATTATGCTGACTCATCAGGATTAATTACAGGTCTTACATCCACTCTTACTTGTGAAGGATTAACATCATTAAAATGTTATACTGGATCAGGGACTAACTTTGGTGTCAGTACTAATTGTGACGTACCTGATGATAGAGTAGTAAAAGGTTGTTATTGTCTATTGAATAAAAAATATATTACAGAATATAAAGAAGATGTTTTATTATTTTTAGAATGGAAAGTTAGATATCTTTTGATGTTGGCCGCTTGTCGAGGAGTGTTTGCTAGAGTATTCCAAAACAATTGGATTAACGGTTTCTTATATATGCCGTCGTTTAATAAAACCGCAACATACGCATCAAACTCAGTAACAGACCCCACTTATAATTATTGTAGAGATACAATTGTGTTTGATGACACACAAAATAGTTTTTATTATAGATCGTCACCTTATGATAGATTTATTAATCAATTTATTGGTAAACCATCACCTACACCTCCTAACAATTTAGCATCATTGGTTGTTAGTAATCCTGGATATAATGACAAACAATTACAATCACCAACAACAATAGTTGATTTAGGACCACGAGATGGTTTTATAAATCAAGTTTGTGGTAATGAAAACCTTGAGGGTTATTTTGTTAATCAAATGAAGTCAACATCATATAATGATGACTCAGATATACTTCAAATGGGAATTATTTCAAGGTTAATTAACCAAACTATAGTACAACAAATGTTACCTATCGCCACAAACAGTAATGAAGGTGAAGGAATTGGAGTTATACAGTTCTTTAATAGTAATAGAGGTGGTGATAGAATTGACGGTGATTTCGCACAAGCCTTTTCTGCAAACAGTGAGTTTAAAGTTAAACCATATTTAAATGAGAATTACCCAAATAACTATCTTTTTGTTGGTGAAGATACACAGTCACCTGCTAGACCTGTTTTCGGTGTTTTTTACCAATCAGATTCAGAACAAACAGTCACTAGAAAAAGATATTCACCTGGAGTTCAAACATATAATTTAACTCCTTTTGTTGGTTATAATTTTGGTTATCCATCAACTCAAGAAGTGCCTTTTTATAAATGGCAAATAACAACACCAACTCAAAATATTTTCGGAACAGAAAATAACAATTGGTATACACAGATTTTAACAACAAACAACGGTTTTTATAAATCAAGATATCAAGATTTAGACCCACAAACATCAGATTATTTCAAAACAACTACAACACAAGATTGGCATATAACTAATTTTACTCCATCTCCTGACCCATCAATTACAAACGTAGTTTATGGAGCACCTAATTCACCAGGTCAAGACCCAATACTTATGGGAGCACCATTCCACTTTTATTTTGGGTTGAATAATGGTTTTACCGCACTTGACAGGTTTATAAAACTTTATGTAAACAACTCACAAACAAATGGGTAACAATGAAAACATAAAAATTATTTTAGGTTCTAAAAAGAACAAGGTATCAAGTAACGTTGACGAGGCAATCAGAGTACCACTAAATCAAACCTTCAAGCAACAAGTTGAGTTTGATAGAACAGAGCAAATCAATTTAGCTGAATTGTTTCAAAAAGAAAGAAATGAATCAACAATTTTTAGACCAACAAGTAAAATAGTTTTTCTTTTTGAAAACGCATACAAAGGAGATGTAACTTATAATCCATATAAAAACAACTTATTTTATACTGACTCTATTGCAAATGCTGTTTCATCGGCATCAAACCCCTCTTCGCCATGGGAAGGATGTCCACAGTTTAGTGAGTTTGATTTTATACGAACTGATAATAATGTTAATGGATACACTACTGGTGTTAACTCACAAGTAAATTTTGTAAACAAAAGTGCAACAACATATAATTGGCAATATTACATAACATATCCTTATGAAAATACTGATAGAGAATTGTATGCCGATGATGGACAGACTACTAATAATTGGACATGGATGGCATCAGAAGGAATTCCTTTTATAATAGAAACAAATTCGTTATATGGGGATAATGTTATTTCTTTTAGATGCCCAATGAAACACGGGTTAAATATAGGAGAATCAGTTAAACTTAGTTTTGATTATAATGGAACTGATTTGTTCCAAGTTTCATCGTTAGGGAATGAAAATTTTGGTACAAATGAATATATATTCAACATACAAAATATTGGATATCTACCACCAACATTTGATGTTGGAACAATAGGAACATTTAAAAGGGTTGTAAATCAAACGAATCCTTTGGATACAGAATCTAGATATTACGTAAGAAAACACAAAATATTAACTTTATTAGATGACACAGTATTAGTTAATGCTGGTTTTGAAAAAAACATATTTAGGAAAGTAACTCAATATGAAAAGGCAGTTTTAACACCAAACGGTGTAAATAGAATTTCAGTCAAAGAAGGTAATGATTCTTATAATCTTGTTTTTAATAGGGACATTGATATTGCCGGATTAAGAGACAATTGGTATAGACCAGTTTCAGAATTGTTTGTTTCAATAATATGGAGAGGGTATTTTGGTTGGACATTAGGTCCAAACTCACAACTTAAAGAAGGGTACGAATTTAATTTACCATTAGAGGGTACCACACCAAGTACATGGTGGGCAACAACAAACTCAAACTCAGATACTAATTTACCGATTTCAACATATAACACAAATACTAATGATTTTTATTATGTTGACACTTTAAATATTGGTGATGTTTTAAATGGTGATTTTTGTGAATACAATGGTTATGAACAAATAGAAAGGGTTATTTCTGATTCGTATCATAAATTCACATTTAATCCTAACTACTTTTCTTCACCTGATTTATTATCCTATCAAAATCAATTGGGATATTATTATAAACCCCATCACCCAATTACCATAAAAGTCTTTTCTACATCAATAAATGAGGAAGGTTACCAAAATTTGAACATAGTTCCCGACTACTCATATTATTCTATAATAAGTCAGACTTTTAGATGGAGAGATATTTACCCTTATGGATACATAGATAGTGAAGGTTATGGTGTTGATTACCCGTTTTTAAATGGCGCCCATTACCCATATAATCAAATAATTTTCAGATTGTTTAGTGACGGTAATAATATTAGTTTAGGAAATAATATGAATAACTTTAATACAATACAAGACCCTTCGATAGATGATTGTGAATAACTATAGAATATTGAACAAACCAAATGACAATTACGTCAATATACCTATTGAAATAAAATGGGATATTGATGGTAATGATGATGCTATCGACCAATTTGTTGAAGAAACAATCGAAGATGTCATTGGTACAATTAATAGTTTTGAGATATCAAGATTTTCACACAAAAAACATGATGATAGTGATAGAACAGATGTTAGGTACAACTTTAATTTTTTTGAACAAGCTTTGAATATTTACACTCCTTCTTATTTGACAGAAGGGTTTACTGTAAATGAATTATATTATTTTTCACAACCATTCACAAAAAGTTTTTTTAAGTTGGATTTGTATGATACTAAAGACGATGCAACACAAAAAAATTACTTAACAGTAATAATTCCAGTACAACAAGGGGCGACTCAATCAGGTCAAGTTTTAACACCAACATTACCAACAGTGTCAATTAAAAGACCACAATTCACGTTGGACTTTTTAGGTGATAAAGAAGGGTACTTTTTATATTGGTTAAGAAGTACTGAATATATCAATATTGATACCTTGTATATGAAGGCAAAATTCTTCAACGGGAAAACAGGTTCGTATGTGGTAATGACAAACACACCACAGAATTTAATACTCCCAACTCCTTATAATTTCGACCCTACTGTGTATTTTTACTATGAAGTAAACTTTGATTATAACGATTTCACATATACAATTTTAGATAACAACGGAAATAGAATTGGAACAAACAACCCAATAAACTGGTATGAATATATTAACCCATAATGGAAGAACAAAGATATTATATACAAATTGGTTTAGAGGACATTAAGAATAAAATATTTCCTGTAAATTGGACAGGTGACTGTGAGGAGATAATAATTGAAGACCCTTGTTGTCCTGGTTCTGGTGTTACATACATAAATTGTGAAACAGGAACAACATATGTGTATTCCTCAATGACACAACTCTTGTCAGGAGGAACTAATGGTACATCAACGTTAACGGGTTTAACAATACCAATAATGTTAACGCAAACAACCTATGATATGGGTTGGTATTCTGTTTTTGATGGTCTAGTTTATCAGAAAGAAACTCTTAACAATTTTATATACTCATCTGATACAATTAATCCATATACGTTCTATGTATTTAACACATCAAATAACGTAATACAATCAACATATGAAGTTAATTGGGGTGACGGATCACCATCAGTTCCGATTAATACTTTTTCACCATCATCGGTAAGTCACACATATCCAGCGACAAATGGTACCTATACTGTTACAATAACAGGAACTACGCCTTGGGGAATAACAACGGTTTCAAAAACAATAACCGTACCATATGTTAACGTTGTTCCATTAAATCCAAACGGAACTGTTACATTTTTCCCACAAGGAGGAAATTGGAATAATATACCAATAAGTTATGATTTTTTATTTACAGGAGACTCGAATACGAATATTATAGATTATATATCCTCAAGTTACGTGAACATACCATTCATTGTTTCAGGATATACAACCTCGGCTTTAGCTGACTTAGAACAATATGGGGCGATACCGTATCCTATAGGTGTTCAAGTTACAGGAGAAACAGGGGTTGTTGGGACATATTATGGGGCGGTACCAAATAATTCATATTCGGCATATACAATCAATGGTGTCGACTATTGGGATTTAAGTGGAGGAACTACTTTGTATTTTGTTCAATCGTCAGGATTGACAATAGATGATATAGTTTTTTCTGCAATAACAAAAGAAGAAGCGTTGATAGGTGTTGCGTATGAACCAGAGATAAGGTCTGATATTTTTATCGAAAGAGGAAGAGTTTCAGCACTTGAATCAATTATGAGATTAGGTGAAGTGGATAACATTGGAGATTTAGTTAAGTATGGTTACGGATTTTTTAATGTAGAAACTTAAAATTAAATATTTATAAAAAACAAAAAGAAAAAAAATGGCAACAGGAACATATGGAACGATAAGACCCGCTGATGTTAGCCCAACTGACGTAGATATTATATTAAATTACACTCAATCTAGAGATGTGACAAATGATTTTCAGTTAACGAAATTAAACTCTTCTGCGGTTTTAACTCCTTATTTTCATAATACAAACACTGGTGGTAACGCTGACATTGAGATATTGGGTGGTTTGTATAACTTAAGATTACCGGCAAATGTCTTTAATCAGTTAGGAATATACACATTATATATAAGACCTGCTGAAATCAGAACTACAATTACGGATTGTGGTATTTTGGCCTCACTACCAAATATAAAGGGTATTGTTGTTGATTTGAATAATGTTCCCGTTGCATTCAGAGACAAGTTTGTAAATCAAGGTTTAATCGGATATAGAGTTGAGTACCTTCAACCAAATGGGGCAAAAATACCAAACTTTTTTAGAATTATAACATCATCTTTTTATTGTGAACCCGTTGTACAAAACTCAACGAACACAACAACAAGTATTGTTAGATATCAATATGTTAATGGTGTAACTAATTTAATGTTTTGTACTCTTTCACCATCATCATCACCATCTAACAAACCAAACGCAACACCATTTATTGGCCAACCAGATCAAGATATTATCATTTCAAATACATTCTTTAATCCTGTAACAATGGAAATTGAAATAGTAGAACATGATATATCAACATTGGCAATAGCATTGTTTGGTAACCAAACCAAGTCACTTAATGACGGTATCTATACGCTTTACGATACTCAAAACAATATTTACAAACAATATAACCTATTTGAAATCAGAGACCAATACAACGAACTTCTATTCGAAGTTAGAGAAGATAGAGGTGATAATATTGATTTCAGTAAAAACTTTTCAAATATAACTCAATAATGGCGGTAATAAAATATAAATGGCCACCACAAACAGATACTGGAGCAAGTGCATTTGCCGATGAATTAGTTGGTGTACAATTAGTTGCGGGTGGTGGACTCACAAACGCCAATTTTGAATTTACAACAGGATTATCAGAAAAACAAAACAGAGGGTTTAATATTGGGGCGTTTTCAAGTCCCATTAGTCTTTCCGATTTGGATTTATCTTCAATTGAAGAGTCTAAAAATCTAGTTGCACAAAGTTTACAGGTTTATCCTAATTTTGATTTATCTGAGGTTACCAATTTTACTTTATACGGGTCTTTATCAAAAAGAATTTCAACCTCAGTATCAAAAATAATAAATTATTTTCCGGCCGCTATTGAGTGTATATCCACAAATTTAAATTTTAGAACAGGACTTACTGCTGTAAATATAGTCTATAACCAAGTTCTCAATGAAACATATTTGGAGTTACCATTAAATTGGATACGAAACCCTTTTGATATTGATTATACATCAAATGCAACAAGAAACCTTCAATTAAGTGAAGTGGAGGTTTCACCATTAAGAAATTTGACAACACAGTACTTAAATTATTCAATATTTGTTGACAATACTGAGTATAATTTAACATTTCTGACACCAACAACTGATGTTGACCAATATTTAAAATTTTATGTTAAAGGAAATCCTTTTGATGGTTTATCTGCAACAACAAAAAGTATTGTTTTAAGACCAAACAGTTTTTACACAGAAAAATCATTTACAGAGTTTTTTGATGAGGTAGAACAATTTTTATTAAATAGACTAATTAAACCAATATATAGTGCAACATTCCAAGTACCACAAGAAAATGATGATGGCACATACTCAATCGTACAAGAAGTAATAAATTGGCCATTAGATGGAAACTGGAACTTGGATATTAGAACAAATGATTTTGATAAGTATTTAACATCATTGAATGAAATCTGCGAAAATTTAGATTCATATAAGACAGATTTAATATCACGTTTTTTCACAACAGGAGCATTAAAAGAATTTGATACTTCTGATAGAAAGTACGAAAAAATACTTCAAATATATGGTAGAAGTTTCGATGAAGTGAGAAAATTTGTTATGTCATTAGCAAACATGACATCAGTAAATTACAATACGGGAAATGATATACCATCACAACTTCTAAAAAACTTAGCTGAAACATTAGGTTGGAAAACAAATATATCACCAATAAGTAATGAAACACTTATACAATCAGTTTTTGGAACAAATGAACCAAGTAATTTTCCGGGTTACTCAAGAGCTTTGACACCAAACGAAATTAACTACCAATATTATAAAAATTTAATTTTAAACGCTGCTTACCTTTTCAAATCCAAAGGTACGAGAAGGTCAATAGAAATTTTGTTAAGGTTAGTAGGTGCCCCTGAAGCTTTGATAGACTTTAATGAATATGTTTACTTAGCGGATGAAAGAATTAACCTTTCTCAATTTGAAAATCAATATTTAAATATATCAGGAGGATTATATGTGACACAAATACCTGTTTTAGACCCAACAAATGTTTTTACAATTATGGGAGTACAATATACGGGTTTTACAATACAAACAGTTATTAGTGCAACAACTTTGAGTAGAAGTGATTATCCTATGGATAGTCAAGGATACCCATCTTCAGTTCCAGACTCTGAAAGTTACTTCTTTCAAATAGGGGGAGGATGGTTCGAGTCAACACCAGACCACCATATGCCAGAAAATGTTAATGAAACAAATCAAGTCTTTGTTGGTTCTAATCCAAGTTATCAGACAAGTTTATTACCGTTTAATTATGGTCAAATATATCTTGACAGATATAGAAGGTTTCCATTTATGAATTTGGGGTATGATTTAGTTAAAGTAATTGATAACAAAAAAAGTTGGACAATTGATGAAGACGGGTTAAGAAATACTTCTGATGGTGGATTTACCGCTTATTATAGAGTTTATGATGAAAGATTTGTTATAAATGTTAAAAATGTTGATGTTTTCTTAAATCCGGCACAAGGGTTGGCATATGACGTTTGGTCTATGTCAAGAAGATACAATTACCCAATACCAAACGAAGGGTTGGACTATATAGAACCAACATATTGTAATCCATATCCAAATGGACCATATCCAAATAGAGGTGGTATAGATTGGACAGAAATTAACCCTAAGCCAAAACAAAAAACATTTTTTGAGTTCGCTCAAACGTTTTGGAAAAACATGATTAATGTCAGAAATAGACAATTTATAACAGATGGTAAAACAGGGGGATACCCAACCTTACAATCTATTTATTGGAGGTATTTAGAATCTAACCAAGCAATCAATATTCCGAATGATAATTTCACATATAAAACCATGATTGAGTATGTGAATGGATTAGGTGATTATTGGATTAAATTAGTTGGTCAATTAATTCCCGCAACAACTTTATTAACATCAGGTGTAAGATTAGAAAACTCTATTTTTCACCGACAAAAATTTGTTTGGAGAAGACAAATGGGTTGTAAAATTGTTCCAGTACCTTGTAAACCATGTTCTTTGGTTGGTCAATTATTTGCGGTTGATTGTCCAATACAAGAGGTTGTTTGTCCTATATATCCTTGGGGTTCTAACCCTAATGTCACATCATTTGCCGTGATACTTAATAATTTATTGTTGGCAAATAATTTACTTCCACCTAATTGTCAAACGGACACCTTACAAAGTACATGGTATGTTGATTTGATTTTAAATGGTGTAAACTTAGTTCATAAAGAATTTTTTACAGGTTACGGAAATACAAATCCTATAGCAAGTTACCCAAGTGCAAACACTTGGTTAGTGTCTCTGAAGGACGCTTTAGATGATTTACAATCAGATGGGTTAAGTTATGTTATAAATAATACAAATCAAACTGTGACTATATATAATGGTAACTGTTTACCATTAAGCGTGACACAGGACTTCAAAATTAACGTTGGAATAAACTTCAATATGTTGTGTAATTAATGAGTTGTGGTGTAATAATATTGAATAATATTCAAATAACAGGCGATTGTCAAAACACAGGTTCAGGGGCGTTTTCCTTTACAATAGCGGGGGGTGTCTCTCCTTACTCAGTTTCAGAATTTACGTCAACAGGTTTAATACCACCCGCAGGACCAGTTACCTCATATACCGCAACTAGTTTGACGGCTGGAACATATACTGTAGAAATATTAGACAGTTGTAGTGAACCAGGACACACAAGAGGTTATTTTAATTTTACAATATCATCAGGAAGTTGTGTTTCGATAGAAGCGTCAGGAACAACTTGTGGATTGAACAATGGATCGATTACCGCAAATACATCTGTCGTATATGGTACATCAACTTTAGATTTGTACGATATCGATGGTAATTTAATTGGAACTGGAAGTAACATTAATAACACTTTTAATAATTTATCACCAGGTTTATATTATGTGATTGGAAATGATGGTGGGGGTTGTACAGGAAAAAGTGAAGTTTGTTTAATAAAGGAATCAGACCCATTGGATTTTGGGTTATTTGGTGTTAATGATTCTAGCTGCGTATCAATAGATGGAAATGGTAAAATTTTTGTTACAGGATTAACAGGAACACCACCATACACATATAACTGGACACCAAATGTGGGTGTTCAAACAGGACCTGAAGTTATTGGTTTAAATCCGGGAACTTATGGTGTAACAATAATAGATGCAAATGGTTGTACATTAACTAAAACTATTACATTATCTGAAGTCCCAATACTTGGAGTTGCTTCTATTTTAACAACTGAACAACCAAGTTGTTTTACAAATGATGGGGAGGTTACTGTTGTATTATCAGGAGGAACCGCACCATATTATTTTTCAGGTTCAAACGGAGATATCCAAGTTGAATTCGGAAATACTCATACCTTTACAGGATTACCTGCGGGAGTTTTTTCAGTATTTGTAACAGACTCAGGATTATGTACAACAACAGCCTCCGTTAGTTTATTAACACCAAACGGTTTTATTGTCACAACTTTACAGGTAACAAATTCAAACTGTAATTTGAACGACGGTTCAGTTCACATTGAGTTAAATAATGGATTAGCACCAGGAAACTTTCAATACACATTGACCGACCCATTCGGAAATACAACAATTACGACCGCATTATCAATTTGTGATTTCAGTGGGTTGACAAGTGGTTTATATACATTATCAATACAAGATATACCAAATAATTCAGGTTGTATTTTTACAACAAGTTTTAGTGTTTTAAATGAGAATAAATACACAATTGCAACAAGTTTCTCAAATACATTTTGTGGATTTAATAATGGAACGGTTATAATTACGGCTTCATCAGGAGGTACATTACCATTAACGTATACTTTGTCAGGTGGAACACCAATAACAACCACAACACAATTAACAAATACATTCACAAATCTTACACCAGGTTTTTATTTGGCTTCAGTTTCTGATTCTGCAACACCACCTTGTGTACAACAAGAGTTAATTTATATATCACCATCACAACCAGTTGATTTTTTCCTTTCGACTATACAACCCGTAAGTGGAAACGATGGTGAAATATTTTTAAATATAACAGATGGTATTCCTCCGTTTACAATTAATTGGAGTTCTAATGTTGGTTCACAAACAGGATTACATTTAGTTAATTTATCAAATGGTACATATTCTGTAACCGTTATAGATAGTAGTGGATGTACTAAAACGGCTGAGGTTGTTTTAAGTGGAACAGAAATAACCACAATATACGAGTCCTATACTATTTGTAGTGATGATTTTGTTAACACGGGTAAATATGGGAAAAGAGGGATACTTCAAATGATGAATGAAGGATTCTTCGATTTGACAGTTGGTAATACAGGTTGTCAAATAATTAATGCCACATTTACAACACAAGTAAACATTGATGGTAATATAAAAGAAAATTTATTTTATACCTATACTGGGGGAACATTTGCCACTTTTGCAGAGTACCTTTGGATCCAAAGCTTACAAAATACACTTAATGAATATCCCGAAATAGGAGATGTGTTTATTGATGTTGCAACAAACAAAATCACAATAACAAATAATTGTGATGAAAAAAATAAAAATTGTATATCGGTTAATTTTAATGAATTGGCAGATATTAATGTTAAAATCAATCTTCTAATTGAATATGAGATAATTTGTGAGACTTGTGGTAAACAGCGTGATTGTAATAATTTTATTGCGGATATAACATTAAATGATTCTTGTGAGGATTTCGAGGCTGATATTGAATTTGCAACCCCAACCCCAACAATAACATTAACACCAACACCCACACCTACAATAAGTGTTACACCAACATTAACGCCAACCCCAACATTAACACCAAGCCCGACACCTACAAATTGTTTTTGTTATTTCTTAGATGGTAATTATTTTGTGGCAACAATATTCGACTATGATGATTGTAAAATCGGACCAACATCAATACTATTAAGAGAACAAGTAGCTTATGTGTGTTCAACATCAGTACCTACAGTTGTTTCTGGTCCTGGTTCTGCTACTTTGTCAATCATTTACTCTTGTGACACAGGAGAATGTGGACCAACACCTTCACCAACACCAACACCTACACCTACACCATCATTACCAACACCTCCTGACCTTTTATCTTGTGATGTTATTGTTTGTGATTTTACAAATGTTTATGGGTATTTTACCCCCACAAATAGTGAAACAAATTTAGTTCCTTTTATTACAGGTTGGGTGTCTGCGTTTTTTTCAGATAACGCACATACAGCAAATAAACTTTGGTTGTTAGACAGTAGCTTAGGAAATGTTAATATTTTTGAATATGATATAACACTTTCACCATTTTCAGGTAATTACAATAGAACTATTAGTTTTGGATCAACACAATTTGGACCAGGATTGGCAGCAATTGATGACACAACATTGATATGTGTGACAGGTGTGACACAAATTATAGAAATGGACATAAGTGGTGTTTCACCTGTAATTACAAATAAGTTTAACATACCTTTTACACGACAAGTGTCTGGTGACTTTATATATACTACAAGTAATAAACTTATAGTAACAACAAAGGATGATGGTAATGAATATATAAGTCAGTATGATTATACAACTGGTGTACAAGAAATAGACATACAACTTAGCCCAACAATTACAGATGCTTTTGGTTTGTACACAGAGTCATCAAAAATACACATAGTCACATCATATGGTCAGGTTTGGACAATTGACGAAACGTTCCCTTATGGATTAAACTTCCTACAAACCTCCACACTATTATTCAACGGGGCATCACAATTACCATCATGTAATATAATAAACTTTACATAAAAAATAATATTTATAAAATATGGCATCACCAACAGAAGTTACAATAAATTCTATATCAGCGGCAACATATCCTGTTGATGTTTTTGTTTGTTCAGGATGTCCTGATACTAATTGTGTATTAGTCGACACAATCACATCTGTTCCAGTAACTATAACAATCCCACCACCATATGCTTTAGACCCAACATTTTCGGTTTCTATAGTCGATTCTGAAAATTGTATATATTGTCAAACATTTGGAACAACAACTACAACAACTACAACAATAAATCAAATTTGTGATATATGTGAAATTGGATTTGACTTTTATGACACTAACCCAATATCTGAAATATCGGTTGGTGTAGTTACGGGTAGTTGTGACACAACAATTACCGACTATGTTATTGATTGGTATGGTCCTGGAATTGGAAGTACAAACGTTGCTTTCACTTCAGGATTAGGTAGTTTATATAGTGGTGACTACACATATATACACCCTTTAACGGGTACAAGTGCCGTTCCTGTTGCTGCGGGTATTTATACTCCTATCATAAGAATTATTACAGTAGACGGTGTTGAATACACAGATGCGAATTGTTTTTCATCAACATTTGTTGATGTTGACGCACTTACTTGTACAAATGGTTCACCAACAAATTATCCACAATATTCGCATAAAATTTCTTATAGTGCGACGACTAATGTCATACCACAACCAGTTTATAGTACATTCGCATTAGATCCGACTAAACCATATTTTGCGTTCCGAGTTTTGGGGTATTCGGTATTTGATACATTTACAATAACATTTTTTGGTAGCGATTATCAAGATCCAATAGTGATTGAAAATTTGTCCGTAGGGTTAGACTTAACAGAAACAAATTTTAACTTTTCTCTTAACCCTAAAACTGCAAAACCGTTTCTTACACCAGAAACTTACTTGTCAAAAGTTTTAACTTTGACAGGTTTTACAATAAATAACGGTGATTATTTAGAAATAAAAATAACACCAAATCAAACTAATCTGAATACAAATTATCAATTTTATTGTGAATGTTTAGAATCGTTTGATTGTTCATTATGTTATGATACAAATAACACACCACCATTTAAAATAATACAATCGTCAATAACACAAACAACACCAACTGCGTGTGATAGAATAAACATGACATTTCAAGTCAGCTCTTGTACTGATAGTGACTTTTATCAATATATGTTAACTAATACAAGATGGGTTGATACTGTGTACGAAGACTTATTTTATAACGAAAATATTTTTACATTAAATAATTTGAGTTCTGTATCTCAATTATTTTGTAGTATTTCTGCGGTACAATATCCAGTATCTTGTAAAATACCAAATACTAATACAATAACATATGACAAAATAGTTTCTGGTGGAATAGGGTTGATAAATATGACTTTCAGTGATTTTAATGATATGTCTGATTATTATAATGATTGGCAAACCAAATATTCATTATACTCAGGAAGTCCTTTTGATTGTACTAGCCTCGGTTATTTGAGGTACTTTCAACTTCAAATTCCATTAGCACAGGGTGCTGAAAATTGTGGAGATAATACAGGATACCAAACTTTTATCATACACCCCTCCTCAACGGTAACCAGCGGTGGAACTGGACCTTGGACATTATCATTTACTATGCCAACTATACCAGATTGTACGAGTTTTTCACAATGTGATTTTAATTGTGAAAATGTGGTAAACAATGTGATTACAAATATTAATATACAGTCTACTGCTACAACAAATAATATTAGTGTTGTTAGCAATACTGGGTCTATGTTAGAACAACCAATAGTTCTATGGGCAGTTACTCAAACCGGTACCTCTGCATATTCTGCGGCAACATTTGGAACTCAGATGAGCATTCCTCAATACATAAATGAAACAATACCATATTCTGGATTACCTCTAACGATAATCCCAAGTTTAAGTGCAAAAACTTGTAATTTTAGTGATTGGACATTTCGTAGTTATTCACCAACTAATAATTTGAGTTACTATCTCAACATTGGTTTACAAGTAAAAGTAACAAGACCGAATCCATTAAATGTTGAAGACTTCGAACTATGGTCATATGTTCCTGTTAATGGTACGTGGCCAGGATATCCAGTGGTAGATCCATTTGTAAAAATATACGAACAAATAGGTGGTGTACCTAACGTAATTGACCCAAGTTTTTTCATATAAAATGTCACAAATACAAATTGTAAATAGCACAACATTGGCATTACCATATCAGGTATTTGCTTGTGATGTGTATGGAAATCAATGCGCCATTTTAGCAACTATCGGAAGTTATCAACCGCCAATATTAACTTTAACCCTACCACCACAATTTAATTATGCACCATCAATAGGAGTTAAAATAATAGATTTTAACGAATGTGAATACTTTAAGATATTGTCGTGTTTAGTATACCCTGAGAACAAACAGTTTCAAAATGGGGAAAACTTCTTTTTTATGGATGACATATCATACGATTTTCAAAGTTAAGATAATTATTAATTAAAAGGATATAATGGGTTATCTTACCGATAGAACTTTCATTTCATACATTAAACCAACTGACTTAATTCATGTGGTCGATCCGACTGATGTTTCTCAAGGAAATCCTGACGGTTCGTCATATAAAGGGTCGATACAACAAGTTTTTGATGCTTTTTTTGATGTTTTTGTGACTGGTGGAACATATTCTAACGGAACAGTAACATTTAGAAATAATACGGGAGGAACATTTAATGTAACAGGATTCTATACTGGTGGAAGCGATTTTTATACCGTAACAGGTATAACAACATCACAAACATTAATTTGGGACAAATCATATTGGGGTATTAGTGGAAGTTCGAATGTAGATTTGACTTTACCATCTACTGTTGGTAAAGATGGTTATTTTATAACAATAAAAGATGAATCTGGAACTTGTGGTACATACAGAATAAGATTAACACCAACATCAGGTTTAATTGATGGTAATTCATACGTTGATATGAATATAAACTATATGTCTCTTACTGTTATGGTGAGAAACGGAAATTGGTATATAATATGAGTTTTATTTTTAATAATCAGATTTCTTATAGTGATAGTGCAAATTTGGATGCATTTGGTAGATTGAGAACCGCAGCAGTTCAAAATTTAGTGGATATTAAACACGTATACGATAAAAATCCGTTACAAATTAATGAGGTAACCGCAGGAACTGCAACATCCATTTTTAATCAAGAGTATGCAAGAGTTAGAATGTCAACATCCGCAAATAATGATTTGGTGATTAGACAAGGTAAGACACACCCAATTTATCAACCAGGTAAAAGTCAGTTATTTCAAGCGAGTTTCTCAAATTTTCAGTTAGAAACAAATATCATAAAAAGGGTTGGGGCTTTTACAACAATAACAGGGTCACCATACAATTCAGTTTTTGATGGATACTTTTTGGAAAGTAATGGGGTTACAAATGAAATAAGTTTTCAGATATGGAGGTCGGGTACAACAGTTTACACTGCGGCAACAACCACATGGAACAGTAATGAATTTGACCCAATAGGTTTAGATTGGTCTAACACTAATTTAATGTCGGTTGATTATCAATGGTTAGGTGTTGGTAGAATGAGATTTGGATTAGATTTAGCAGGGATATTAATTTACTTTACAGAACATAATTGTGCTAATAACGAACCTGATGTTTATATGTCATCACCAAATCAACCTATCAGGTACGAAATAAGACAGGTTGGGGTTGGTTCAGGTTATTTTGATATGATATGTTCACAAGTATGTTCAGAAGGAGCATTAAACGGGTTATATTCAACTGTAGGTGTGATAAACTCAACAACGGCAGATTTAAATTCATCAGGTACAAAATATCCATATATTGGTTATAGGCTTAAACCGACTTATAAATCTGTGACATCACAATATAGTAGTTTGAGTATTTTAAACACCTCAAATGATAATTACTTACTAACTATTGAGTATAACCCTACATTATCTGTAACCCCAAGTTGGACCGACATACCAAACTCACCATTTCAGTATTCAGTTTATAACGGAACTGTGACGGCAACAATAACATCACCAGGACATATTATGTCATCCTTAATTGGTGAATCAGGAACATCCGCCCTTACAACCCTTAAAATTGACGACAATCAAATTAGAGTTGGTTCTAATGTTAATGGAACACTTGATGAAATGTGGATATGTATAACACCATTAAGCGCGAGTGCAACATTTTTGGGAACTGCAGAAGTATTATATTATCTTTGATTTATTTATTTGTTTTATTTCATAATTTTTAATTATGGAAGATATTTTATTTGTAACAGCTCAACCTGACGTTCCTTATTTTCATTGGCAAGTAAAACTATATGTGTATAATTTTATTGAAAAAGGAATAGACCCACAAAATATTCATGTGATATTTGCTATGGTTCACGGAAAAAAAGAACCTAGCGATGAGGCAAATGAATTAAAAAATTATGGTATAAATGTTCATTTTTATACTGATGATAGAAACTCAAAAACATATATACCAAGTATTAAACCCTATCTTATTTATAGATGGTTAGAGGAAAATCCAAGATATGGAAAATTATTCTTTTTACACGATGCCGATATAATATTCAATTACCTACCTAATTTTGATGGTATGTTAGATGATGATTTTACTTATCTGTCGGATACAATTGGTTATATTGGTTATAACTACATAAAAGATTGTTGTAATAGATATGAAACACAACATCCTAACTCTGAAGTAGAACAATTACTTAGAGAAATGACAGATGTTGTTGGTGTATCAATAGAATGTGTTAAATGTAATCAAGAAAATTCAGGTGGGGGACAATATCTTATCAAAAACACAGACAGTGAATTATGGAAAAAAATATATAACGATTGTACCCCATTATATTATCAAATGTTAGACTACCAAAAAAGATTTCCGATAAATCCTGGTCAAATACAATTTTGGACTGCCGAAATGTGGTCATTACTTTGGAATTTATGGTTAAATGGTAAAGAGACTATTGTGACAGAAAAATTGGATTTTTCATGGGCGACAGATAATATCAAAATTTATGAAAAAAAACCAATACTTCATATGGCGGGTGTTACAGAAAATTTAAAGTCTACTAAATTTTATAAAGGTGATTACATAAATGTTGACCCAATTGAAAAATTAAAAAATGATAAGTCATATTTTGATTATGTAGACAAAGATAGTTCTACGATAAAATACATAGAGGTCATGAAATCCTTTATTGAAAAAAATAAATAATTGTATTTATTATTAAAGTTAAAATAGTGAGTGAACCAAAGACACCAGCAAGTATTATACCAAGGAATGAATGTGATGTTATCACAATATTTCCTATGGGTGCAAAGTGTTTTACAAAACAACCGACAACTTCACAGTCTTTTGATGGTGCAGTTACATTAGGTGTAACAGGAGGGACACCACCATATACAATAAATTGGAGTAATGGTAGTATATCTCCTGCTTTGAATAATTTAGGTGTGGGAGAATATCAAGTTACCGTGAGAGATACTTACGGTGATTTTATTGTTACAACAAAATGTGTGTTAGGGATAACACCAACCCCCACTCCTACACCAACAAATACACCTGCATTAACACCTACACCAACCTCTACAGTAACACCAACACCTACAGTAACGCCAACACTTTCAATAACACCAACACCAACTAACACACCATTACCAACTTTAACACCATCACCTACTACACTACCAGTAATTTGTTTTGTAACTGAATATGAAGAGTTAGGTCCAATATATACGGCTATAACTCAGACTGGTTTATATAATGGAAAACCATATTATGAACTTGTTGGTATTGTAAATAGTATTTTTGTTTGGTATAACACTTCATTAGATAGGTGGGAACTAACAACTGTTTTAGGTGGTGGTACATTGTTGGCTTATTTAGAATCAACAAATGACTTCCCTGTTGACAACACTGTTGACTGGCAAGCGGTTAGAGTATTATATATGTATACATCTTTCGGTGATTGTGCTTACCCTCCTGTGGAAATGTGTTTTAACGTTAAGAAAAATGGTGAAGTACCAATTAATATTTCATACACTGGATATGTTGTTGGAACATTGAATGGAAAATATATTTATGGTATATATAACGGAAATATATTAATAGGTAATGTATATTATGATAACACACAAAATAGATGGGAATTTTATCAAGTTGTGTCACAATCAGGCCCAAGTGGGACATTCTACGCTTACCTAAACTCTACGGGTAATTATCCAAACAGTACCATTTCTGCGACTTGGGTCAACCAACCTAACGTTGGATACGGAATAAACGAATCGACATTAGGACCATGTCATATAGGGTAATTGATTTATGAATTTATGTGCTCAAATACAAATCTATGAAAATCAACAAAATAGCCTGTTGAATATCGTGCTCCAACAAGGAAATACGATAAATGGAAAACAAAGTTGGAATAGTGTCAATGGATTGTCAATTTATTGGTACACAGGTACAACGAATCAATGGTTATTAACTGGATACCCAAACACATTTATTTTCTCATATACAACAGATGAAATACCTTTATTTGGTTGGCAAATATTAGGGTCTCAACCACCAAGACAAATAAAAGATGTGACCATTATTACAGGTGATTGTAATCCAAATACGGTGGTTGATGTTAATGTGGATGTAACAAATTCAACTTGTGGTTGTGATGGTTCTATAGTAATTAATCCTTTAGGTGGTCAAAGACCATTTAGTTATTTTGTCAATGGAGTTAGACAAATTACTAATTTTGTACAAAAACTTTGTAAAGGAAAATATGTAATAAGCACGGAAGATGTTAGTGGTAACACCGCATTTAAAGAAGTGTTTGTTGGTGGTAATGAAGTAACAAATTATTTTATAACCTCTAGTTTCAATAAAGAGTCAAAAACCTTTGAAATAAGTGTGAACCCACCATTAAAAAACAACACACAAATTATTTTTGATTTAGTTTATACAAATATTTTTGATTATACACCAAGTTTTTCTTCTGTAACACAAAATGTTAATGAAAGGATTTTTAAAAATAGACAAGAGTTAGGACAATATGATATTATTAATCAAAATACGCAAACACAAACTTTGAAAAGACCTTGTGATGGAACAAAATATACACAAACAACAATAAAACAATGGAAGAACTTAACAATTGGTAGTGGTGATACAATTAATGGATTTATATTTAGTGATATGATACCTAATATAGATGTAACAACAAATTGTTTTGTCTATAACCAAAATTTGAACATTAATTTAAGTAATGTGAAGGTGTTAAATTGTGGGTGTTGTAATGTAACAAAAATAATTAATAACAAATAAAAATAATTGTATAATATTTATATCTTAAATGGCTTATATCATTAAAAATACTTCAGGATTAGTTAACACAAGAGTAACTGACACAGGAAGAAAAAAACTTTCACAAGGAAGGTTTAATGTTGCCTATTTCCAAATAGGAGATAGTGAAGTATCCTATGATAAATTACCAACAAATTATAATTATTCTAATTCATTTGTTTTAGAACCAGCTTTTAATAGTCAAAACTCGGCTGGTGTACCAGAATCAAATAGACAAAATATTAAATATCCTTATTATGTGGACGGGAGTAGTGGGTCAACATATGGTATACCATATATGGACTCAACTGTTGACCCTGTTTATAATAGAGCTCCACTTAGAGGGTTTTTTAGTGGAAATACAACAGCACAAACTATTACATGGAGCGCTTTAACGAATGACCAATATGTTGTTACGTCTAATTATGTTGTTGATATGTCAACACTCAATGGGTCAAATAAGATTGATATAATATATTCAGGTTGTAATACATTTAATATTAAAACACCATCAATTGGTGATTTTATAACAATTTATTATGATGGTAATGGTAAGTATAATTGTGAGTGTACTAACTTACCCTCACCAACACCTACACCAACACCAACAATTACGCCAACGATAAGTGTTACACCAACAATTACGCCAACGATAAGTGTTACACCAACAATTACGCCAACGATAAGTGTTACCCCAACAACTAATGTTCCCGTACAATGTAATTGTTATGAGGTCACAAATAATAGTTTTGAAGGTGAGTTAGTAGAATATATTGATTGTGAAAACACAGTAAGAAATATATTTTTAACTGTTGGGGAAAATGTTATTTTATGTTCAACTGTAGAACCATATAATGTTACTAGAGGAACTGTAACAGTATCATTAATTGGTCAGTGTATTAATGGTGTTTGTGTGGAAATCCCACCAACCCCAACCCCAACGGTTAGTGTTTCACCTTCACCAGGTTCACCTGAATGTATATGTTATAATGTACAAAGTACCGGTGGTGCGGATGTTTTAATAACAAATTGTGATGGAATTGAGGAAATAATACCACTTCCAGGAAGTAGGTTTGGAATTGACATTTGTTCTAGAACTTTTCCGGTTGAACTTAGTGGTAGTATTGTTGTTGTAGTAGGTTTACCTTGTGTTGGAGGTCTTTGTCCTGTGGCTTTAGATAATCAAATATTTGGAGAAACAACCACACCAACCCCAACACCTACACCATCAGTTACAAAAAATTATGACCCGTGTGCTTCACCAACTCCTACACCTACCCCATCAAAAACACCGTGTTTAACACCAACACCAAGTAGATTATGTCCAGCGCCACCACCGCCAACTTGTTTGGTACCAATGAACTCCTGTTATCAAATATTAACATATAGAATTTTAGATGTTTGTGAAAATACATTAACATTAGATAGAAATACACCAGATTTTTGTGGAGTTGCGCACTCTAATTGTTTGGCTAGAACTTTAGTCTATCCCCCAAACATGACATCAATATATGATAGTATTACACCAAATCCACATTGGGGTGAGCAAGTTATAGATTTTGAATCAATTTGTGATACAGACCAATTTGATGTAAAAATATGGAATATGAACATTCCTTGGACAGAAAATCCAGCGGGAATGTTACCATCAAAGTATGAAGGGTATGAGTACTTTGGATCGATAGATTACATCGGTAGTAAAGAATATTTTGGATATAACTCAAGTTCAGGTCAAACATTTTTTATTAATAATACTTTAAGTGCCGAAACTACTGATACATTCTTTTATAATTCTTTAGGTGAAGTAGTAAAGGTACTACCAGAAGAACAAAAATCTATTGCTATAGTTCACTACACAAATCAAACAATTGATTTTTTCTATGGTGAAAAATTTGCTTTAGAACCTTATGACCCATCTAACCCTGATGATACAACAGGACAAGCAAGAAACTTTAAGGTACATATTCCTTGGTTAATGTGGCACAAAAATCCACAATGTTGTTTTGGTCAAACTTTTTGGGTTGACCCACCAGGATTTGATAATTTGGAGTTATTTAAAGTCAGATATATCCAAACAACCAAAAATGATGATATGAATAATCCTGGTATAAGGTATTATCATTTGTGGGATACAAATAAAAATATTGATGGAATGCCTAACAGAGTTGGTAAAGTATTCCCTGATAGTAAATTAATTATTATTGATGATGAAGAGTTAGTTGCGGCAATGTCCTACAAGTCAAATAGAAACTGGACATTACCTGCTCCTCAATTATCTTTAATCACACCAAACACTTGTGGACAACCTTCTACAACAGCAATGGGCGTACTTACAGGGCATGGTGAAACTATGTATGTTACGTACAGATTTACTAATAATAACTGTAACACAAATTCGTTACATTCAAATTATTATGTAAAACAAGTTGGAAACAATAATGATTGTACACCTAACGTTTCTCAAAATGTTGCAGTAAGATTCGGAAGAGAGTTTAATTGTTTAGGGTTTAATAATCCTGTAACAACAACAACGACATTTAATCCGTTAACAACTACAACAACTGAAAATATTTTAACAACTACAACTACTTTCATACCCATAACAACAACTACTACAACTATCTGTCCACCAATATGTGACATTCCACAAGGTTTCTTTGCCGAAAGATTTGAGATAATAGCACAAAAAGTACCAACAGGACAAAGACCTAATCCGTCTAATTGGAAAATAATTGACTACACAAATACATTAAGTTTGGGTGTTACACAAGACTCATTAACATCCACCACTTTTGTTATAACTAAAGAATTATACGATAAAGCTCCTTATTATGATTTAGGTAAGTATATTAATCTAACTCGTTTAGGTAATGAGGGTGTGGACTTGAACTTTGGAGATGAATACTATTTTTATGGTTCATTAGAAACGGATATCATGGCAACAATATATGAAATGAAATATAAAATAAATCTTTCTTTCACAGAGTTCCTTAACACAACAAACCCAAGTTGGACACCAGGAACTAACTCATATGTCACTGAAATAGCTTTATTGGACGAAGAAAAAAACGTTTTAGTTATGTCAAAGTTACAATCTCCAGTATTGAGACAAGGAATACAACAGTATCTTGTGAAGATTGACTTTTAATATTCATTTTTCAACAACATAAGTTATTTTCTTATAAAAACATTTATGAAAAAAATAAAGAACTCACCCAAAGTATTGGGGTTGGACATATCCACCAAAACAATTGGTTGGGCGTTATTTGACATACAAACTCAAGAGTTATTGGAATTGACACATATATCGCCAAGACCCAAAATGAAAGAAGACGACAAACTCAAAGAGTTGTTACTGAAGTGTGAGATTTTTAAAGAAAAGTTAATACAATATAAAAATTTAGGTATTGTAAGTGTTGTTATTGAAGAACCATTAATAAATTCCAATAATGTTTATACAATACAAACTTTGTTAAGGTTTAATAGTTTTGTTTTTAAAGAGATATATGAAACCATAAATGTTGTACCTGAATTTATATCAACATATAATTCAAGAAAATATGCGTTTCCTGAGTTAGTACAAGAAAATGACAAAGGAAAACACGTTTTATTTGGAGGGTTACCTAAAGACGTTGATAAAAAAATGTTAATATGGGAAAAAGTTGCAAAAAAAGAACCACAAATAAAATGGGGATATACCAAAAATAATACATTAAAGAAAGAAAATTTTGACCAAACAGATGCTTATACTTGTGTTTTAGGTTATATGAAATCAAAAGAAATTTGGAAATAATATCATTTAAAACACCGATAATTTAGAATATCGTCTTTTTAGACGATATTTTTTTTTATGGTATAGGTTGAACAGGAACTGATGGTGTAATTGACACGTCACATATATCAACAGCAGTTCCACCCAATATAGGAGGGTTGTCACCAAGAATGGTTAATGTTGTGTATGAACTAGGTGAGGTTATTTTGAAAACTCCACCACCTATTGTGTTACCATGAATCGGATCATTACAAGGTGTTGCTTTTATTAAAGTATCTATAATTTCCGCACAACAATATTCACATGATGTAATAGTCACCCCACCACCGTTTGTTACAAACCTGAAAGACTCAAACACTGTTGGACTTACATATTCATAACCTAACAATCTTATTACTACATTATTTACAGGTGAACCAAATGTTAAAGTATAATTGAAAGGATTAGGATTTGCGGTTGGGTTTAATGAATTACTTCCCAAAGATAAGTAACCATCCATCACCGCAGGTTCACCTACGCAATATGGTAAGAAACCTCCAAAAATACCCTCTTCTATTGAACCAGTACCTGTTGCACTCAACGTGACACCATTTATTACTATTGAGTTACCCGGTTGAGGTAAGTTACTTACAGTTTTGCATTCAAAACAAGGAATTGCCTGTGTTGGTGTAGGTGTTGGGGTTGGTGTTATTGTTGGTGTTGGAGTGTTTGATTGAATAGGCACACATTGAATACAAGCACCTTGAGAACTTAAACCGATCTCACGAACTATTTCAATGTTGTCAACACCTGATATATTATCAACTAAACCAACAAATGATGCACATACTGTTTTATTGTTTATTATTAATTCATAAACATAACCTTCATTTGGTGTTTGACCACTTAAAAGTAAAAGTTCTGACGTGTAATAATCTTTACCTGTAAAACAATCTACAAACTTCTTACTGTTAGAACATCTGATATAATCATCAATGATATTAAAAGTTACCAAACCACCAACAAAACATTCATTTGTCGGTGTTGGTGTTGGCATTGGTGTATTACTAATAGTTGGTGTAGGTGTTGGTGTATATGTTATTCCGCCAGCGGTAAAATCTAAAACATTACAAACATTAGATGCTGTTGGAGTTGGTGTTGGTGTTATTGTTGGTGTAATAGACGGAGTAGGTGTAGGTGAAACTGGTACATCACAATTAAAATATGCGTCAAAATCTATAATACCACAAGATTCCAAAGTTGTTGTAGTGGGTGAGACAACACAATATCCATTAAAGAAAAAAGTATCACACAAATTAGGACAAGGACTGTCAAAATTACAACTTGGAGGACCGAATAAATCACAAGAACCCCCTAAACTTGTTGAAACACACCATCTATTTTCTGATGAAGAAAAATATATAACATAAGTCCCATTAGAACCTGTATAATAAGGGTAAAACAAGTAAGTACCCGCTTCTGTGTAGTTGTCGTCATAAATTGTTGTTCCTGAAATACAGTATTCGGTAGGGCAAGTCATACTAAACGGTTATTGTATCTGTTTTTATACAGTTATTATTGTCTATAATTTTCAAAACGAAAACACTTAATTCTGAATATATGTCTGGAACATTAAAAGAATAAGGTGCTGACGAGATTGTGGATACGTAAATACAACCTGTGGATGCTGAGTTGCAAACCCAAACATCATAAGGTGAAGAACCAGTTAAACTGCTTATAGTTACTAAAGTTGGCATATATTCGAATATCTCTTATAAATATAGAAAATCAAAAAATCTTGTGTAGTTGAATAAATGAAATATTTCAGTTATCATTAAATGAATGGACGAACAAGAGGCATTAGTTGAATTATTAGAGGAGGTTTTGGGTGAACACGGACTTCATTATCCTAATAGAGGACAAATATCCTTTAATTGTCCCGTCTGCGATGAAGATAGAAATAAACACAACTTAGAAGTTAATTATTTCAACAATGTCTATAAATGTTGGGCTTGTGGTGATAGTGAGGGAACACATGGTTCATTATCAAAATTTTTTGACAAATACGGTACAAGAAAACAAAAGAAACTTTATCGAATTCTTAGTCTCGACACAGAAGAAAGGGTAGTTAAAAAGAAAAAACCAAAAGTTGTTCTTCCCGATAACTTTACGACATTCAAAGACTCACATCCCGTATATCCAGTTAGAAAACAAGCCATAAATTACCTATATAATCGGGGAATTTCCGATTATATGATTGAAAAATATCAAATTGGGTTTTGCGATAAGGGTAGTCATGCTGGAAGAATAATCATTCCGTCCTATGACTCAAATGGAAAATTAAATTATTATGTTGGTAGAAGTTGGGACACATTTAGTAGAGCAAAATATAGAAACCCTGAAGCAGAAAAAGAAAAAATTATATTTTGGGAAAGTCTGATTGATTGGGATAAAGATATATATCTTGTTGAAGGAGCGTTCGATGGAATGTTTTTAGATAATCCAGTTGTAATGCTTGGAAAACATATGTCAGAATTATTGTTTGAAACAATCTACAATAAAGCAAAAGGAAATGTTATAATTTGTTTGGATGGTGACGCATGGGATAATGCCGTCCAATTATATCACGAATTAAACGGTGGGGAATTATATCAAAGAATTAAAATACTCAAACTACCAAAAGATAGAGATGTCTGTGATTTGAAAGGACAGATTGATGAATATTACGTTGAAATTAGAGATTGATGGATTTACAAGAAATAGCAAAAGAGATTAGAGAAATCTTAAATAAAAAAAGAGGAGAACTCCAACTAACATTTGAGGAGGAAGCCCATAAATATACAATGGTTGATTTGGATGGGAAGTTAAGAACTGACTTCCCATCTGTATCGAAGGTTATGAAGTTGTTTTATGATGAGTTTCCTGCAGATAAGAAGGCATTTGAAATGGCTGGTGGAGATCCCGATGAAACTGAAAGAATATTATCTGAGTGGGCAGAGAAGGGTAGGAAATCAACAAACATGGGTTCACGAGTCCATTACTTTTTAGAAGAACATACCCTTAAAGAATTTGGTATTGATAAACAAGTAAGACAACCAATATTTGATGTAGATATACAACAGTTGATGACAAGTGACTCAATGATTGTCGGAGGAAAAAAATACATCGATTTGTTAAAAGAAAGAGGTTGTGTTTTATTAGATACGGAAATTGTTTTGGGACATCCTGAATTAGGTTATACGGGACAACCAGATAAGGTATGGTTAGTAGTTGGAACATCAGGTCAAATTGGACTTTTAATAACAGATTGGAAAAGTAATAAAGAGAAAAACTTTATTGTACAAAAGTACATCAAACCAATGAGAAAACCATTTGAACACTTACCAAACAACGCTCTCGGACATTATAAAACACAACTACCATTATACGGAAAATTGTTGATTAAAATGTTAGAAGGAACAAAATACGAGAACATTCCTTTATTGGGTTGTATCATTGTGAGAGTGACTGAAGAAAGAGAATTTGTTGAGTATAGGGTTGATAAATTAACAATGAATACCATATTAGATATGGACATTAAAAAACTGTTGAAAAAATAAATTAATTAAATTATAATTGGATATGGAAGATGCAATTGAAATGGTTTGGTATACAACCACCACTTGGGATTATTTTGGGATAGGAAAAATAAAAGTTAATTATATAGTAAAATGAAAATTAGAATGACACGTTCATATGAGATGTGGGAATCTTATGAACCAATTGAAATTAACCCAGAGGATTACCCTGAATTGGAAGGAATGTCAGAAGAAGAGGTTCTTGATTACCTAAATGAGAATATGTATGAGTTTGAATTAAAAGATGGTAGTGAGGGAAATCTTGCAGATGAAATCATGTTCAACAAAGAGATTATAAAAGATAAAATGGGTGATGAAACATTCACATTATATTTAGAAGATTAAAATTATGGAAGATAATATTATAAGACCTAAAATTGACTTAAAAAAACAAGAAACGGTTATTTGTGAGAAATGTGAAGGAAAGTTTTTCAAAGAGATAGTACTCATTAAAAAAGTACCAAAATTACTAACGGGTAGTCATGAAGATACATTAGTCCCTTTCCCAACATATATGTGTAATGAATGTGGACACGTAAATAAAGATTTTGAATTATTCGATAAGTAATGAATTATAGAGAGTTTTATATTTGGTTGGAAGGGTACTTACATAATAAATTGGAAAACGAACATATAAGTATCACACCTATTGTAGAAAAAATGTCTGAAGTTATTTCAGATGAACAAAAATGGATTGATGATTTTAAAAGGTATAAAGATATAAATCCATTACCTATTAAACCAAACCCGTATGAACCTCCTTTTGACGTAACTTGTTAAAAAATTATTTGCTGTAAAACATACTGATTATCTTTTTGTCTATTTCTGAATAACTTGTAGTTTTAGTCCATCCCTGAAAGAATATACTTTCAGGGTATCGCCATGAATCATTAAAAAAACCTAAAGACTGTGTTAGTTCTTCACGAAGTAAATGTTTTTTTTCATCAATATTTTTTGTTCGATATATGTCAACATACATAGTACCTTTATATATTGTGTTGTTTTTTACATGAACCAAAAATAACCCCAAATCAACCACCGTTTTGTTTTTACTCAAATAAACTTCAGAATTATACCATTTATCCGATCCTAAATAGATTCTAAAATTAGAACTATCTTTATTTTTTGTTATGTATATATCAAAATTAGAAATTAAACAATTTAATTCTGAAACAATATTCGTTAATTCATATTCCAACTGACATATGTCGAGATCAATGTCTTTTCTATATTGAGGGTCATTAAAATAATCCTCGACATAAATTATAATATTATTGTTCCATTTGTATGAAGACGTGTCATAATCATATTCACTTGAAAATGCAATCTCTTTTAAATAAGAGGTGTAATCTAATTCTTGAGAGTAACAAAAACTAGTATAAGCCAAAAATAAAAAAACAATTTTTTTCATGATAGTACAAAATTAATATTTTTTTCTTTACACCGATATATTTATTAATAAAAAATAAATAAAAAATAATTAATATACATGAAAAGAATTGTAAGATTAACAGAAAGAGACTTGACTAGAATTGTTAGAAGAGTTATCAAAGAACAAGAAGACACTGTTAAATCTGGTGGTGGTGGGTCAGGACAAGTTGGGTCTACAATGAGTAACGGAAAAAGGATTTTTAAATTCACACCATCAGAACAAGATTCAGAGGCTATTTTTGTTCAGACTGAAGATTCTGGTGCGGGTCAAATGTTTTATTGTGGTCGACACGAACAAGGTAAATACGCACTTCATCCATCCACTAAAATTACACAAGAAGAATCTCAAGCAATTTACGATCAATTTTGTAAATAAAAAAAATATGGAAAAAATTGTTAGATTTACAAATCAAGATATGAATCGTGTTGTTGGTCGTGTTTTAAGAGAGGACGATTCCGAAAAAGGTAGTAATGTAAGTACAATAAAGGGTAGAGGATATGAGATTAATATTAAACAAAGAAGAGGTGACAATATTTTCGAAATTGAATCTACTATGGATGGTTTATCAGAAGTTATAGAAAAACTTCAGATGTTTGAAAAAAACATGAGAAAATATAGAAAATAAAAAATTAACCCACCCCAAAAAGGTGGGTTTTTTGTTGATTGACAAGTTAGATATATTTTCATATATTTAACATATGATAAAAAAAATAGTACATTTTTCTGATTTACATATTCGCCTCTATAAAGACCACGACCTATATAAGTCAATATTGGAAAACGCAATTAATCAATGGAGAGAAATAAATCCTGATAGAATAGTTTTCACTGGTGACTTGGTTCATTCTAAAAATCAAATGACACCTGAACTTATTGAGATGGTTAGATGGTTATTGTTAGAGTGTTCATTTATTGCCCCAACTATTATTATACCTGGAAACCATGATTTCCTTGTAAATAATATTGAAAGGTTGGACGCTCTAACACCAATCATTAATTCGTTAAATAATAAGAACATTTTCTATTACAAAGATAGAGGTGTGTATGAGGATGAAAACATCAGTTGGTGTGTGTATTCACAGTATCAAGGTAATGTTCCACCTGATTTGAATGTTGCAACAGGTATAAAAGTAGGTTTGTTTCACGGACCAATCCAAGGAATGAAAACTGATTTGGGATTTGACTTTGGTGAGGAAGCTTATGATGTTGAGAAGTTCAACGGACTTGATATTGTATTGTGTGGTGACATTCACAAAAGACAAGAGTTTAAGTTTAAGACTGGTAAAGGGTATATGATAGGAAGTCCCATCCAACAGAATATCGGGGAAAGTATTAAAAATCACGGATATGGTGTTTATGACTTTGAAACTAAAGAATATACTTATATTGATTTGGAAAATCCAAAACCATTTTTAAAGTTTTCAATTAAATCTTTTGAGGATATTGAAAATGGTATAGAAAAACTTGTAAATGTTTAATTTATGGAAACATCAAGAAGATTACAGAACAAAATATTTTTCGATGATAGAGGATCGTTTAGTCCATTATCATTGAAAACACTTGAAAAAAATTGGATTCAGAGTAACATTAGTTACAACCCAAAAAAGTTTACATTAAGAGGATTACATTTTCAAAAAGGAAATTTTGCACAGTCAAAATTAATCAAAGTTATAAATGGAAAAATATTGGATTTTGTCTTTGATATGAGAGATACTAAAGAAAGTAAAACACTTGAATTTTTTGAAATGGGGATGGGTGATGAGATAATAGTACCAAGAGGTTATGCTCACGGATTCATAACATTGGAAAAAGATACGGTTGTACAGTATCTAGTTGATAATGACTATAAACCATCTGAAGAAGGTGTTGTAGTTTGGACTAGTTTTCCTCAAATTGAGAATGAAATAAAATCTATTGTACCGGAATTTGAAATTGATATGGTGATAATATCTGAAAAAGATTTGGTAGAAAAATAGTAATATGTCAAATTATGAAATAATAAATGGTGACTATAGAGATTATGAGATTCCGAAAGGTATTGTCATAACAGATCCCCCATATAATCAAGGTTACAAATATAATGATTATAAAGATAGGTTGTCAGAAGAAGGGTATGTAGAACTTCTTTCTAAAATACCAACTCCTTGTGTGATAATTCATTATCCCGAAGAAACAATCAATATTTTACCAAAAGCCATAAAAGACAAGTGTGAACAAGTTGTTTGTTGGGTATATAACTCAAACACAGGAAAACAATCAAGATTGATATCGTGGTGGGGATGTAAACCTGATTTTAGAAAAGTGAGACAACCATATAAGAACCTTAATGACAAACGAATACAAAAAAGGATTTCAGAAGGTAAGACAGGGGCTAAACTTTATGATTGGTGGGAGATAAATCAGGTTAAAAACGTTAGTAAAGAAAAGACAGAACATCCTTGTCAAATACCTGAAGAACTTATTGAAAGGATAATTCTTACAACTGCAAACAAAGAAGATTTAATTATTGATGTCTTTGCTGGAAGTGGAACAACATTGAAAGTAGCCAATCGTCTTGGGTATGAAAGTATTGGTTATGAGATTGATTCCCACTATTGTGAAATCATAAAAAATCGTATGGAATCCGATGGAGTTAAAGTTAAATAAACAAATTGTAGACGGTGTCAATTTGTATTGTTCTAAAAACAATATTGACAATTTAGAAGAATTTATCTATCAATGTTTCAAACAAGGATATGACATTAAAAAGTATGGTTTGTTGGGAGAACCACTTAATGAAGGTGAAAAACACTTAAAAACAAGCGGGATTGAAGAAAAATGGGCGGAAAAAGAGGTAATAGTTGAAAAACGAGTGGAAATACCTGTTGAAGTCATTAAAGAGGTTATAGTTGAGAAAGAGATAATTAAGGAAGTTGAAAAGATTGTTGAAGTTCCTGTTGAAAAAGTTGTCACAAAAATAGAATATATAAGTGACAAAACAACAGAAGATGAACTTGGCGGAAAAATTGCCGAGTTGATAAATGAAATGTCTAAAAAGGATGAAGAATTAAATGAACTTAGACATAATTTAGACATTTTTAAACAAAAGTTAGACCAAAATGATAGTGGTGAAAAGTTAAAAATGTTATCTGAAACATTACAAAAACTCAGAAAAGAACTAACTGAAAAAAATAAAAAAATAGAAGAGTTAGAAAAAATAAACCAAAGACCCAAAGATGCTGTTAATGCGATTTTTATGAAAGGGTCAAATTTAAAAGATTTATTATGATACAATTATTAATTTGGGTAATGGTTGCCTACGGAATGACAAACATTTTAGTTTACGGGTCTATTTTCAACGGACTAAGAAATGGAATACACAATTGGGGAAACACAATAACTTTACCATTTAACTTTCTTGGAAAGTTTTTATCTGGTTTAATTCAGTGTGTTTTATGTACGAGTACTTGGGTTGGTTTCTTTCTGTCTTTATCATATTTTTCACCAAACGTAGAATTAGTTGGATTAAATAAAATAATATCAGTATTTTTTGATGGAATGTTGTCAGCAGGATTTGTTTGGATGATAAATTCAATTGTTGAATGGTTTGAGGAAAATAGATTATCAAATCAAAAACAAGAAGTGACTTACGTAATTCCTGAAGAAGATGATAATGAACAAGTATTAAATGATTAAATTAAAAAAATGGGAAAAAAGGCAAAAGAACACAGAAAAAAAGTAGCAAAAAGAAATGCTAAGATTAATCAAAAGAAAAGTGCTATGCAAAAGGCTTTTGATATGTTGTTACAAAATCAAATGCAAAAATTGACAGGTGATGAAGAAATGAATGTAGATTTTTCTGGTAAACCTTTAAATTTTGAAGTAGTTGATAAAATAACAGAAGAAACGGAATCTGACGTTAAAGGAGAAAACCAATAAAACTCAAATATGGATTTATTCAATCCACCAAAACTATTTAATTACAACATTATGATAAAAGATTTGGATTTTTCTAAATTTGAAAACCCCACCATTCAAGTAGTTTGGGAAGACATACAAGAAAACTTTACACAAGACAAAATCAAAAGTGTTAAACATTACTTTCAAAAGAAGTATAACACAACAAACGTCAACGTATTAACAAAGGTTAAGAATGTTGATAATGAAACAATGCAAAGTGTTGATGTCTCAACAAACATTACTGACGTGAACTATCAACTTGACTTACTTAAAAAGTTCGTTGAATCAAAAGGGTATGGGAAAAATTTGGATGAAATCCTATCTCTTAATCAGATTGTGGAAAACAAGATGAAGGAAGGTGATTCTGACACATCACAGTTTAATAAGTGGTATATCAGAAACATTGAGTTCTCAAACTTTCTTTCCTATGGACAAAATCAAAGATTGGACTTTGATAAGTGTAATGGATTGGTGGTTGTTGAATCAAACCCCCCTAACTTTGGTGGAAAAACAGTTCTTACTGTAGATTTGTTGATGTTCTTATTTTTTAATGAAACAACCAAAACATCAAAAGCAGAAGAAATCTTTAACCGATTTACCGAGAAAGACTCGGTAGTTGTAAAAGGTGAGATTACAATTGATGGTGAGGATTATATTATCATAAGAAAGATTGAAAGAAAGAAGTCCAAGAAAGGTGAATGGAATGTAAAAACCGAGTTGGACTTCTTTAAGAAACTTCACGATGGTAGTTTACTGAACTTTACTGGTGAACAAAGAAGAGAAACTGAAACATTTATTAAAAACTCAATTGGAACAAAGGAGGATTTCTTAATGACAATCCTTACAACCGCAACCAACCTTGAAGAACTACTTGAGTCAAAACCTACAGCGAGAGGACAAGTCCTTTCAAGGTTTATGGGATTGGAGTTTCTAAAAAAGAAAGAGGAGGTGGCAAAGGAAATCTATTCTACATTTAGTAAATCCAAAATTTCCAACCTTTATAATTCAGAACAACTCAAAACTGATATTGAAACATATCAAAACACAATCACCGAACTTAAAGATGAAATCAAAACATTAGAGGATGAGGTGAAAGAAATTGAAGATAATATTACAAAAGGTAAGAACTATCGGGATGATATGTTGAAGAAAAAACATTCTGACATTGATAAAGATATTGCCTTGTTGAACCCTGAAAAGACACAACAGGAGATTGATACAATTGAGTTTGATAAGAAGTCCTACATTAAAAAACTTTCTGAGTTACAAGTTGTTGAACCATCAGAATTTTACCACGAAGATAAACACGATGAGGTAAAGGAGCAATACAACAGTTTAAATAAGGAGATGATTCAAATTGAAACAAAGATTGAAGATATTGAAAAACTAAAATCTTCTGTTGAAGGTGGAATTAAATGTGAACATTGTGGTATTGAACTTATGAATGCTGCGATAACTAATGCAAAAATTGCAGAACTTGATGGTTATATTAGTCAAAAAGACAACATTTACGTATCAACGCAGGTTTTAACAGGCATAGAGCAAACGTTTGTAAGGTTGAAAAAAGAGTTTGATGAATATGAAAAAAACAAACTTATCAAAGAAAAATACGATTTAAGTATTGAAAGTTGTGACTTGAAAATTGAGGGGTTGAAAAACAAAATCAAACGTTGGGAAGAAGTCCAAGACAAGATTCAAACAAACGATAAGATTGATTCATTACTTATCAAAGCGGATTTGAAATTGGAAAGTTATGGGCAGATGTTAAAAGAAAAACAAAACAAGATATCAACAAACAATTTCAATATCAAAACAAACGAGGACAAGATTGAAAACAACAGATCTCTTATTGAAAAGATTTCAGAAGAGGAGGACAAAGACAAGATTTATAAAATGTATTTGGAATCTTATGGAAAAAATGGTGTCGGAAAAATGATTATGAAAAGTATGATGCCACTAATCAACTCAGAACTTCAAAGATTAATGGAAGATAGTTGTTACTTCAAACTTGAAATCAGAATCAACGATAAGAGTGAGGTTGAGTTTGTAATGGTTGATAACGGAACTGGTGTTGAGAAACTAATGGTGTCAGGTTCAGGTTATGAAAAGACAATCGCATCACTTGCTCTTCGTTCAGTATTAAGTAAGGTGTGTTCATTACCAAAACCAAATGTGGTTGTTTTTGATGAGGTGTTTGGAAAAATATCCAACGATAACTTGGAACTTGTGTCGGAATTCTTCATTAAGATTAAAGAATACTTTGAAAAGATATTTGTAATCACACATAATCCTATGGTTAGTCAGTGGGCGGATACTATTATTAAGATAAAGAAGGAAAATAATGTTTCAAAAGTTTTGGTGGATTAAGGAAATGTCAGTATATTTGTAATATCAAAATCAAAAATATGAAATATCTATTGTTTGTTTACAAATGTGAAGACACTGAAATGGAAGGTCACTCACTTAATAATTTAATTGCTGAAGAAATATCTAAAATTGTTACATCCAAAGAGGTAAAATATGTTTATGGGGAAAATCACGGTATTTTTCATTTCCACACAACCCTGAGTTTCGAAGAGTTAGATATTTATTTAAGACTAGTTATTGAAGATTCAGACCAATTTATGTATCTTATAACACCGTCAATGGGTAATTTCATGACTAACATGAATCAAAATCATTCTGAATATTTGAAAAATATTGAACCACCAAAAGACGATAAAAATATTTTCTTTGAGACTATTGATTCTGATTTTGTAGAGGATGAAGAAGATTATATCATAAATTTGAAACAAAATGAAGAATCAAATTTGACTATTGATGAAATTTTAGATAAGATTAGTGATTGTGGAATTGAATCTTTAACACTAACAGAAAGAAAAAAATTAGAAAATTACTCAAAATCTATATAATATGAAGGACAGAAACATCGGAGTACCCATTAACCAAGAAGAAATTCAACACTATCTTAAAGACATTCGTAAAATTAAGGTCATGACACCTGAAAGGGAGAAAGAACTTGCAAAAAAAATGAAGTCAGATACACTAACTAAATTTGAGAAAGATAGGGTAGAACAAGAACTATTGGTTGGAAATCTTAGATTTGTAATTACAGTTGCAAAACAATATCAAAATCAAGGTTTGGACTTATCTGACCTTATTGCTGAGGGTAATTTAGGTCTAATGAAAGCAATTAAAAACTTTGATTGGAATAAAGACTTAAGATTTATTTCTTATGCGGTATGGTGGGTTAAACAATCAATAATTCAGTCATTAAATGATAATGCAAGAACTATAAGACTCCCCGTTAATGTAGTTCAAGACTTACAAAGAGCAAAAAAAGAAGTCGAGCAAACAGGTAAAAAAATGAGTGATAAGTTATCAACTTTACCATCTATCATAGATTTAGATATGAAGATAAATGAAGATGGAGATACACTTATAGATATGATATCAAATCCTGATGCGGAGTCTCCTGATGCTATCTTTAACACCAAAGATATTCTCAAAGATAAGTTGGTATCATTGTTAAATGTGTTAGATGAAAGAGAAAAATCAATTATTGGTGATTATTTTGGTTTGACTGGAACACCAAGAACACTTGAAGACATTGGTTCTGATTTTGGTTTAACTAAAGAGAGAGTTAGACAAATCAAAGAAAAGGCTTTAAGAAGGCTTAGAAATGAATCTTCAGAACTATTTGATTATTTATAGTTTTGGGTCGAACCGAGATAACCCTTATAACTCGGCGGAATGAGGCACGAGGTTCTCAAGGTGAAATACCTCAATTGTATCTATATGGTACAATGAAACACTTAACCCCATCTTTTGGTGGGGTTTTTGATATTTATAAGAAATAAATTTGTTAGTTAACAAAAAAACACTATCTTTGTAAAACAAACAACAGTTCTTTATGTCAGAATACATTTAGAACAACCACAGTCAGAACACTGTGGTTTTTTTTATACAAAAATTTGTAATTGACCTTTACCAACATTGAAGTCAGATTTTTTCATCACTGTTACAATAATAAGATTCCATTTGGTTGATTCTAATTTTTCTGGTTGAACTACAACATTTAAATTATCGCCTCTTTCTCTTGAAACTATAAATCTTCTATTGTGTCTAATATAACCATCTATTATGTTATAAATTATTTGGTCGGTTGCGTTATTTAATAATTTAACAATATCGTAGTCACTTATTTTATTTTCAGAACCATGTCTCCATTTTCTTACTTGAGTATGACCATATTCGTCATGATATAAATTGAAATCAAATGTTATTTCTTTATTTATTTCATGAAATTTTTGTTCTTTCAGAATATTTTTTCTTATTATTTCTTCGAGTAGAGACATAATGATAAATATCATATATGTCCCTTTATTTTATTTTTTGATATTTATTGATTATAATTTACAATTATGAAAGAGAAATTTTTGCCTTGGTTTTTATTGTTTTGTGCTATTGGATTGTCGGGTACTGCGGCTTATTATAGTGTTGTTGGTTTATCTGTTGTTTTCATTGGGGTTGCGACTCCTGTGATTATTATGGGGTCATTTTTAGAGATATCTAAGATTGCAATAGCTACGTATCTTCACGACAAATGGAAAGAAACTTACGGGGCTTTAAAGATATATATGACAATTGCTCTTGTTACACTATCTTTAATAACTTCACTTGGTATTTACGGACTATTGAGTACAGGATTTCAAGGAAACATCGCAAAACTTGAAATTAATGAGAAAAAAATCAAAAACATTGAGGTTAAGAAAGAAAGATTCGTACAAATAAAAGATGAGTTGACAAAAGAAAAAACTATTTTGGATGGTGATATTACAAAGTTACGTGATGGATTGTCAACTAACACTACCACACAATCAGTTGACAGAAGAACAGGACAGGTTATAACAAGAGCAAATAATGCAAACAGAAAGTCATTTGAAAACCAACTCAAGGAAGCTCAAGTTAGAAGAGACGACATTTCAAAAAGAATTGATGGTATGAACGATAGTATCACTAAACTTGAAGTTCAGGTTTTGGATTTAGAATCGGTTGAAATATCGGGTAGTGAATTAGGTGCTATTAAGTATGTAAGTGAACTACTTGATTGGGATATCAAAAAAACCGCAAATTTATTTATTCTAATACTTATTTTTGTTTTCGACCCATTGGCAATTACTCTTGTAATCGCTACTAACCAAGCTTTTACATCAAAAAAGAAAAAGAACATTGAACAAGAAATTGAAGAAACAGAAATAGTATTTGACGTAGAAAAAATTGAACATATCGAGGAAACCAAACCTAAAAAAAGAGGTAGGAAGAAAAAAATAGAAACCCCCCAAGTTGAAGTGAAAAACAATGAAACAAGTGAAGAAACAATTGAAGAGATTGTTACTCAAATACCAAATGAAGAGTTGTTTACTGACATTGATTATTATTCAAAAGAGGAAGAGGAAAAAAAACCTAAAAGACTTATATATAAAAAGGAATGATAAATATTATTGATTTCGGAAATTTTGAAAGTGATTTAATTAATGAAAACAAGAAACAAATAATTTTGATACATAGCGGAAGGTATTCAAACGAATACCTTTTGTCTTTAAAAAACAGACATAATGGGAATTATAATAAGACACCGAATTATTTTATTTCAAGAAACGGTAAAATATTGAAACTATTAGAAGATAAAAATTATAGTAAATTTTTTTATAAAAATGAAATAAATAAAAATTCTATTATAGTATGTTTAGAAAATTTGGGATGGCTAGAAAAAATGTCGTTTAACAAGGGGTACAATAACTGGGTAGGTTATATTTATAATAGTAATGTATTTGAAAAAAAATGGAGAGATAGATTTTATTGGCATCCATACACAAAAGAACAAGTGGTGTTAACATCAAAATTGTGTGTTGAAATAGCAAAGAAAAACTCCATAAAATTAAATATGTTAGGACATAATACAAAGATAAATGGTGTTGAGAAATTTGAAGGTATTGTGACAAGAAGTAACTATCTAAGTGAAGTTACTGATTTGAGTCCGGCTTTTGATTTTGAACTATTTGAAAAATACTTGAAATATGAATAGACAAGAAGAAATAAAAAATTTACTGACAGCATCTAGAAATTTACTGAAAAAAGAATCTATTTCTGAAAATCATAAAATTTTGGACAAATATTATGGTATTTTAACTGAAGAAGATGAAGAAAAAATAGAACCAAATGTTAAAACAACAGGTGAAACACCTACTGATAGAAAATTCGAAAAAACAAAAACATATAGAATATCTGGAGGTTTAATGAGTATTAGTTCTAAAGATAAAAATGGATTACAATTAACAACTGATGATAAAACAGCGTTCCAAGAAACTATGGATGAATTTGTGTCAGAAGTATCAGATTTGGTCGATTTCAATAAATTAAATCTTTATGAGAGTAATGTTGAGTGGTCAGGTAAAATACAAAATTTGGACATTGAGTTCTTCTTTTCAATCGGAGAAACAAATGGAATGTACATTAATGGGGATATGATTCAAATCAACGATGAGTTCGTTGAATTTATAACCAAGTTAAGAACTTATTATGAAAAGTTTAAAGCTAAATGGGCAAAGGTAATCGCTAATAGAAAAAAAACTAAATAACATGATTAATTTTTTTAAAAAATATTATAGAGAAATTATACAAGTATTTTTATTGGTAATTGCTTGTTTTCTATTATTTGATAGACTTAGTCCTGTGGAAGATAGGAGTAAGCTAGTTGATTATAAATTAAATCAAATAGATATTAAGATAGGAGAACTGAAAGAAAAACAAAAAATACTTAATGACTCAATCAATTCTTATCAAAAAAGTATAGAAGTAATTGATACAAAACTTTCGGATTTGAAAGTAGAAAGAAAAACTATTAACAATTATTATGACGAAAAAAAGACAACCATTACACAGATGGATAAAAAACAAGTGGATAGCACTTTTAGAAAAAGATACAATTATTAATATGAAAAAGATTTTTACTTTATTTTTTATAATCATCACAACATTGTCTTTTGGGCAAGAAAGTTGTCAAAAAGAGGACTCAACAACGATGTGTTTTCCTGTTGAGGTTGGAAAACAAATTTTGTTGGATTTAAATGAACTTGATAGATTAAAAGAAGAAAAAAAATTATATAATACAGAAATAGAGTTGTTGAACACAAAAATCAACAAACAAGATACTATTATAAAATTACAAAATGATAAATTTAATGTTTGTGAAGAAATAGTTAAAGAAACTGAAAATAAAGTTACAATTCTGAAAGATGAAAATGAAGAACTACGTAAGGACATTAAAAAAGTGAGAAGAAAAAACACTATCATAGAAATCGTTTCAGGTTCAATTATAGCAGTATTAACAGGAGTAATTGCGTTTAAATAAAATGGGTGAAGATTGGAAATCACATATATCAAAATCTTTTAATGATGCGGTAAGAGATTATAGAGGTTGGGACGGAACATTTTCAGACCCAACTGAGCTTATTAATCAAAAGGTAGATTTATTGTCCAATATAAAAACAGAAAGTGAAGATATTGAAAAAGATGAAAATCAAAAAAAAGATTATATCAATTACTTAAAAAACAAAAACAACATCACAAAAATTTTAGATTTAATAAAAAATAAAAAATTATCAAACAACAAAATCAAAACGGAAATAAAAAAATTATTGAAAAATCCTGAAGATATAAATAATTTTTTACAAGCGGTTTTGGATAAAAGATTCTCAAAAAAAGAAACTAAAGAAGTCACTTCAACAGCATCTTCAGGATCATACGAACCATTATTTGGTGATATGAAAGAAGAAAAACTCAAAGGAGGTAAATCAGACAATAAAAACTTCACTGATTTAGTAAAAAAATATAAAAACAAATCAACCGAACAACTCAAATTACAATTTAACAAAGGTTTGAAAGTAGAGATGGAACATACTGAAAATAAAAATGTTGCAAAAGAAATTGTTTTAGACCATTTATTTGAAGACCCTAATTATTATACAAAATTAAAAAAAGTAGAGACTAAAGAAGCAACTTCCACAGCGTCTTCAGGATCATACGAAACGCCTAAAATGTGGGCAAAATCATTGAGTAAAAAAGATTGGGGTGGAAGACGAAAAACACAAATACCTGGAGGAAAATTCGTTCAGGTTAAAAAAAAATGTAAACGTTTTCCATATTGTAATCAAGGTGATATCAAGGCTCTTAATATTTTTGAAAATCAAACATTGAAAAATACAATAAAAAAAGTCAGTGAAAAATATGATATTCATGAGGATATTATAAAAGATATTATAGTGACTGAAATGAACAAATCATATTAAACTAATATTTATTAAATAAAATCCGAAATGAGAAATTTAAATAGAGTAATAAAAAATGTTTTGACTGAGAAACAACATAAAATGGAGTTTGAAGATAAACCCTCTTTTGACTATGTAGAAGAAAACGAAATGTTTTCACCTGAACCTATGTATGAAATTATGTTAGACGAAGGAGAAACCTGTGAACAATGTGGTGGTTCATCATTGAAAGAAGGTGAATGTACAGAGTGTGGATATATGAAAGAAGGTGAAGTATTTGAAAAACTTTACGGTAATCAATCTCGTTTGGATAGAAACAAAAATGGTAAATTAGACTCCGAAGATTTCAAAATGTTAAGAGGTAAAAAGAAAGAATCTAAAGAAGGAAATGCTTTTGGTTTAGCAGTTAGAAACGCAAAAAAACAAGGAAAAAAATCTTTTGAACTTGACGGTGAAGAATATCCTGTTAAAAATGAAGAAACAATTTATGAATTAGAAATAGATACTGATAACATTAACGAGATGGTATATGACATTTATAATGAAAATTTAGGTGTCAACATGAGATTAACGGAAGACCAAGTTCTAAATTTAATAGAAACACTGGTAGAACAAAAGTTGAAAAAGACAAGAGGATACGAAGAGTATGAAAAATCACATAGAAGGTCTGGAAAAGAAAATGATGATTATTTTAAGGAGGTTACTAAAAAAATGAAAGATTATATGAAAGATGGTTCTGAAGAATCTTTTACAATGGATGCTAAACATTTTCCAATGGGTAACGGTGAATTAAAAAAGATGGATAAAATGGCTTATGTCCCATCTGAAGCTGTTCAAGAGTACATAGATAACTTTACTGCAGCGGCATTAGAAAACTTAGACTTTAATGACGGAATAACACCAAATGAAGATTGGATGACAGATAACATTGAAGGTTCATCTAGAACGGGTAATAATCCTGAATGGGCAAATGCGGTTGAAACGCCAACAAACAAGAAAAGAAACAAAATAAGAAAAGATAATTTACTTGGTAAACTAAAAAGGAAGGCTTATAATAAATCCGTACAACCAGTGGTTTCAGATAAATCAGGTAATGAAACGGATAAAGCAAGTAAGATTATGATGAAACTTGAATC